GCTGGATCATCTAGAACTTAATCTTTCCATTTTGAAAGAGAACGCCCAAGAAGTTAACTTCTCGGACACAAAAGCGAAGAAACAATATAGTGATAATGTGATGTTTATGAAACAGTTTTTTGAACGTGCTGAATTTTTAGCACGATCCGGACAATGACAGTCAGTAATTATAACCACCATATATATGGTTGGTTAGAGAAAATAGAAGCTAATATAGCTAAATTTAGAGATCAGGATGGCCCAACGCAGGATGAAAAAATTGAGTTTATAACTCATCAGTATCATTTGGTTATGTTGATTTACAAAGCGTTAAACGGACAAGTAATATTTGTAGGTGCGAAACCTATAAATGAGCAATTATAAAAATAACAAGGAATTAAAAACATGGCAAATGACAATATTAGAGTTTTGGGCGGGTTGGAATTATCAAGCACATTAAGTTATGAGACTAACTACACCGATTTCCCCGCAGATCCAAAACCAAGAACATTGATCGTCAAAGAAGGCATGGCGTATTTATATACTGAACTAGTAACTGGTTCAGGATATTTCACATGGACTCCGATTGGCTTAAAACAAACAGCTTATCTACATACACAAGGTGTAGCAAGCACAACTTGGACAGTAACTCACAATTTTGGTACAACTGACTTTGGTTATTTCGTTTATGATAATAATCACCACTTGGTAGTTGCTAGCATTACTGTTATTGACAACAATCAAGTACAAATCAATTTAGCAGAAGCTATTACGGGTACAGCAGTATTCTTCTCGATTATTCACGTAAGCGCACCAAATGTATCAGCAGTTGATAGCATAACAGTCAATACTATGACTTTACGTGATGCTAGTGGCGTATTGACGGTGAATAATAACGCAGTAGCAATGGCTGAAGCTGTGGCATCTAGTCTTGCTTTGATTTACACTAAAACGCAATCAGATAGTTTGTTGTCAGCGGCAGTTAGTGCTGAAGCAGATTTACGCTCAGCAGCAGATACGGCTCTTTCGGCTCGTATTGACGGTGTACTAAGTAACATTGACTCAGCAGCATTAGATTCATTATCTGAAATCGTAACAGCATTCCAAGCAGCCGACGGTAGCTTGAATGGTGCAATTACTGCTCTAGGTACAAGTTCATCAAGCGCATTAGCAACTGAAGTAACCAACCGTACATCAGCAGTTACCGCAGCTATTGCTACAGCGGCATCTGACGCAACAGCTAAGGTATTGACTGAAACAACTGCTCGTCAAAGTGCTGACGCAACTAATTCATCATCTATCACAACAGAATTCAATCGTGCCGTTGCTGCTGAATTAGTTCTAACTACGTCAGTTACTAATGAAGTAGCTGCCCGCGCGCTAGGTGATTCAAATACACTAGCTGATAGCAAAGCATATGCTGACAGCAAAGTTACTACAGAAGCAACTGCCCGTTCAGCAGCAGACACAGCAGCAATCTCAACTGCGGCATCTGACGCAACAGCTAAGGTACTTGTTGAAACAACTCGTGCCACAGCAGCAGAAGGCATACTAACAACTGGTGCAGCAACTGAAGTTACTAACCGTACATCAGCAGTTACAGCAGCCATCGCTGCCGCTGCATCTGACGCAACGGCTAAAGTATTGACTGAAACTAATGCTCGTATCGCCGGTGATTCGGCTACACTAGTTACTGCTAAGGCATATGCTGATGGATTATCTTCATCAGGTGGAACAGCGTCAAATGCGTATGCTGATTCTATCATGGCAACTGAAGTTACTGCTCGCACTACTGCTGACACTGCCGAATACAATGCTCGTGTTGCTAGTGATGATACATTGCAAGGTCAAATCTTTGTAAATGCTACTGCTATTTCTACTGAAGCCACTACAAGAGCAACAGCAGTTACAGCAGCAATAGCTACTGCGGCATCTGACGCAACAGCTAAAGTTTTAACTGAAACAAACGCACGTATCGCAGCAGACACGGCAGCTATTGCTACAGCAGCAACAGCAGCAGATGCTAAAGTATCAGCAGAAGCGACATTGCGCGCCGCAGCAGACACTGCGGCCATTGCTACAGCAGCAACGTATACGGACGGAGCAATCGTTCCAGCAGTTAAGACTTATCTAACTGCGGTTACTGGTGATATTATTCCAGCAGTAAACTTAGTTGGTAATTTGGGTAGTGTAACGCATCAGTTCCACTCATTATATGTTGGTCCAGGCACACTGTATGTTAACGGTAAGGCAGTTATTCAAGATAACAGCGATACAATGACATTCAGTACTGACGCTAATCAAAATATGCGTTTACAAACTTCTGGATCTGGTCATCTGGAACTTCAAGCAGCTACTGGTACAATCGATATTAAAGGTACATTGAGCATTGAGTCAGGTAAACGTATTGTTGACAGCGCCGGCACCCAAGTTCAATTTGGTGATGACATACAATTAAACAATAATAAAGTCATTGGTCTTGCTACTCCTACTGCTAATACTGATGCTGCTACTAAAGCATATGTTGATGGATTAACAACCGGTGATACTACTTTAGTACGTACATCTGGTGCTCAATCAATCGCCGGTGTAAAAACTTTTGCTGACGGTATCGTAGTTTCAGGTAACTTAACAGTTAGCGGAACGATGACAACTATCAACAGTGAAACAATCAAACTAGCTGATAACTTAATTGATTTAAACAGTAATTTCACATCAGGTGCTCCTACTGAAAATGCTGGTATTCGTATTATGCGTGGCGACGAACCAGGTGCTCAGTTAAGATGGAATGAGTCTGTTGATAAATGGGAAACAAGTGCTGATAGTGTTAACTTTTTGACAGTAGCATCTACTGCTGACGTTTCTGCTGAAGCTACCTTACGCACATCAGGTGATGCTACAACATTAGCAAGTGGTAAAACATATGCTGACTCAGGTGATGCTACAACATTAGCAAGTGGTAAATCATACGCAGACGCAGGCGATGCTACTGAAGCATCAGCCCGTAATCTTGCGATTGCTACTAACTTAGTTACGGCTAAATCATACGCAGACGCCGGTGATGCTACAACATTAGCAAGTGGTAAAACATATGCTGACGGTATTGTTGCTACTGAAGCTACTGCGCGTTCAACAGCAGTTACAGCAGCTATTGCTACTGCGGCATCAGACGCAACTGCTAAAGTACTTGTTGAAACAAACGCACGTATCGCAGCAGACACAGCAGCTATTGCTACGGCGGCAACAGCAGCAGATGCTAAAGTACTAGTTGAAACAAATGCTCGCGTAACAGCAGTATCTGGTGCAATTACTACAGCAGCATCTGACGCAACAGCTAAGGTTTTAACTGAAACAACTCGTGCTACTACTGCAGAAGGTACTTTAACTACTAATTTAGCAACTGAAGTAACCAATCGTACATCAGCAGATACAGCAGCAATAGCCACAGCAGCAACTGCAGCAGACGCTAAAGTACTAGTTGAAACAAACGCACGTATTGCCGCAGACACAGCAGCTATCGCAACTGCAGCTACAGCAGCAGATGCCAAAGTACTTGTTGAAACAAACGCACGTATTGCCGCAGACACAGCAGCTATCGCAACTGCAGCTACAGCAGCAGATGCCAAAGTACTTGTTGAAACAAACGCACGTATCGCAGCAGACAGTGCTGAAGTAACAGCACGTAATTCTGCTATTACTGCAGGTGTAGTTACAAGTGCATCTAAGTTGACAACTGCTCGTACAATTAACGGTGTATCATTTGATGGTACAGCGAATATCACTGTAACAGCAAGTGCAGCTACATTGACCGGTACGATTGACGGCGGTTCATATTAATAGTAAGAAGTAGTATAAGTGGGCTTTGGCCCACTTATTAAATACTATGCGGTGTACATATATCGCACGGTAAAAATAACAATAAAAACAGGAATATTCCAAAATGACAAATCCAATTCTAATTAAGCGTTCAGCAGTCGCAGCAAAAGCACCAGCAACTACTGACTTATCATTAGGCGAGTTAGCTATCAACACAGTTGATGGTAAACTATTTTTAAAGAAAAATGTAACTGGCACTGAAACAATCGTTGAAGTCGGTTCAGCAGTATCAACTGCACAAGCAGCAGCAGACACCGCAATAGGGACAGCCGCAGCGTCAGATGCAACTGCTAAGGTTCTAGTTGAAACAAACGCACGTATCGCAGCAGATACAGCAGCTATTGCTACAGCAGCAACAGCAGCAGATGCTAAAGTATTAGTTGAAACAAACGCACGTATCGCAGCAGATACAGCAGCATTAGCTACCGCAGCCGCAGACGCAACTACTAAAGCAAATGCAGCTCAAGCAGCCGCTATTGCCGCAGTTACAAACGGTGCTGGTGCAGCCTTTGACACATTGAAAGAAATTCAAGATGCAATGGCAACTGATACTGAATTATCAGCCGCTATTGCTGCTATTTCTAACGTGCCAAGCGCAACTAAGCTACAGACTTCTCGTACAATTCAAGGTGTAGCTTTTGACGGTACTGCCCCAATTACTGTTGCGACTGCTGGTACTGGTATTACTGTAACTGGCACCTTAATTGCCACGACGATAACTCAGTATACTGACGTACTAGCAACAACAGCCGCAAAAGCAGCTATCACAGCAACGGGTCCGGTCGTTGCGACAGCAGGTGTTATCTCAATGCCAGCAGCAACTACTTCTGTGGCTGGTCACTTGACAGCAGCAGATTGGACAACATTCAACGGTAAGCAAGCAGCATTGGGCTTTACTCCGTACAACGCTACTAATCCAAGTGCGTATGTTACAGCAGCAGTTACATTGACTACTGCTGCTCAGACAGCTATTACTTCAGTTGGTACATTGACTTCATTGGCAGTAACTGGTAACGTAAGTGCAGGTAATGTCTCAGCAACAACTTTCACTGGTGCTTTAACTGGTCTTGCCTCAAGTGCAACAGTAGCGGCTTCAGCAAATGCGGTAGCAGGCGCTAATGTAAGCGGTCAAGTAGCAAACGCATTAGTTGCGGGTACTGTTTACACAGCAGCACAACCAGCAATCACTTCTGTTGGTACATTGACTTCATTAGCAGTAACTGGTAACATCTCAGGTGCTAATCTAACTGGTACTCATTATGGCGCAGCTACTGGATTGACTTCAATCCCGGGTGCTAATGTAACTGGTACTGTGCCACTTGCTACAAGCGCAGTTAACATCAGTGGTACTTACGCAGGGTCAATTACTTCTGCTCAAGTTACAACTGGGTTAGGTTTTACTCCGTACAATGCAACTAATCCAATTGGATACACTACTAACTTAGGTACAGCAACATCAGTTGGTGGCACTGGAACTGTTAGTGGATTGACTCTAACTGGAACTGTTACTACTTCAGGTAACTTGACTCTTGGTGGTACGTTAGCAGTTACTCCTACTAACTTTGCGTCACAGACTGCTACCACTGTTTTAGCATCACCTACTAATGCAGCAGGTGTACCTTCATTCAGAGTACTATCTTTAGAAGATATACCAGACGCTTGGGTTAAGAAATCTGTAGTTGCAGCGACTACTGCCAACATTACGCTTTCAGCACCTCAAACTATTGACGGTATTGCTTTAGTTGCCGGTAATCGTGTTTTGGTTAAAAATCAAACCCTTCCAGCAACCAATGGTATATATGTAGTGACAGCAGCCGCGTGGACCAGAGCATTAGACGCAGACACTATCAGTGAGATTGCAGGTGCTCACGTAAACGTCGATAGCGGAACCGTTAACGGTGGATTATCGTTTGATACCGATGCTAAAACTACTGATACGCTTGGTACTTCGGCAATTACGTGGAATAGAAACATTGATGATGGATATACAATACCAGTAACACAAGGTGGTACCGGTGCGATAACAGCCGCGGCAGCTTTAACAGCTCTTGGCGCTTATGCGGCAACTAATCCAAGTTCATATGTTACGGCAGCAGTTACATTGACTACAGCAGCACAAACAGCAATCACTTCAGTTGGTACACTAACAAGTTTAGCAACCTCAGGTGATGTAACAGTTGGTGGTAACTTGACTGTAAGTGGTACAACTACTACTATCAATTCAACTACTGTTACTACTAATGATCTCAATCTAGTACTTGCTAACAATGCTGCTACAGCAGTAGCAGCTAACGGTGCTGGTTTAACAGTCAACGGTGCTCTAGCATCTTTCACTTATACTAATGCTGATGATCGTTGGAATTTGAATAAGAATTTGAATGTAACTACTGTATACGGAAATGTAAGTGGAACAGCGGCTACTATCACTGGTACTTACGCAGGTTCAATTACTTCTGCTCAAGTTACAACTGGGTTAGGTTTTACTCCGTACAACGCAACTAACCCAAGTGCGTATGTTACAGCAGCAGTTACTTTAACAACTGCGGCTCAAACAGCAATCACTTCAGTTGGTACATTGACTTCATTAGCAGTAACAGGTAACATCTCATCAGGTACTTACCTGATTGCTGGTGTGGCAACTGCTTTGACGGCAGCAGGTACAACACAGGCAACTGCGTTAGTATTAGCTAAAGCGATAAATGTTGTAGCTACTGTCGGAGCTAGTTCTGGTGTTGTGTTCCCAACACCAGTAGCCGGCACACGTATTATAGTTATCAATACTTCCGCAACTGCATTAAACGTGTATCCAGCAGTTGGTGGCACGGTCAATTTGTTAGCGGCTAACGCAGCATTTGTAATGCCAGCAGCAGGCAAACTTGAGTTTGTTGCTGTTAGTGCGACACAATGGTATACATTGAATGCTACTTTTGCTTAATAAGTAGTTAAAATACACTATATCGCTATAGTGTACATAAAGTTATACACCGGAAACGGTGTATAACCATTTGTATCCAGGTAACCGGTGATAAGTAAGAGTATGAAGAAAATTCTTATCATGGGTTTACCTGGTTCGGGAAAAACTACATTAGCACAGCACCTTGTTGATAAATTGCGTGATTCAGGTAAAACAGTTACTTGGCTCAACGCTGATGATATCAGAGCACACTTTAATGACTGGGACTTCAGTACAGAAGGACGAATACGACAGAGTAAACGAATGCGTGAACTAGCTGATGCCAGTGACAATGATTATGCTCTGTGTGATTTCGTTGCCCCGCTTGTTGAAATGAGAGATAATTTTAATGCTGATTATACTATATGGGTAGATACTATCAGTGAAGGTAGATTTGCTGATACTAATAAAGTTTTTGTCCCTCCTGTGAAGTATGATTTTCGTGTAACTGAGCAAGATGCTGAGAAATTGTCATCATTGATAATTCTGGAGATTTTGCGGTAGACTCCTAACTGATGATAAGTAATAGTTCAATGATTAATGTATTTCAATTAAACTACGAACCCAGACTTAAAGACTGGTACGATTTACGCAGTGAACTATCTGATAAAGATACCCAAACAAAGTGCGTTGAAGTGGATAAATGGTGGCAACAAGCCCCAATGGTAAATCATTATTTACACCCATTAGATACTAAAAGCTGGCCTGGTCCATGGGAACTTTTGGTAGAAAATAACTACTGTAATCTAGCCAGAGGCCTGGGAATGTACTATACACTGGCGTTATTGGGCATAGAGTCTATTGACTTTCTACTCGGAAAAGACGATAATGATGAAGAAGTGGCATTAGTCGTGGTCGACCGCGCAAAGTATGTACTTAATTACTGGCCCGATTCGGTAATAAGTACTTCTCTCACAGATTTTAAAATTACTAATCAAATAGATTTAACGCAGGTTATCAAAAAAATAAAATGAAAATATACGTTGTTAAACGCAGTGGAAACAAAGAGTTACTAACTATTGAAAAATGGCAGACCCAAATCGCAAAAGTATGCGGTGGAATAGCTGATGTCAGCCAGAGCATGATTGAAATCAAAGCTCAGCCTCACTTTTATGATGGCATCACAACACGCGAAATTGATGAAATAACTCTACGCGCCATTGTTGATTTAATTGATATGGAATCTAATCCTGATGTAGGTCATACTAATTATCAATATGTAGCGGGTCGCCAGCGTTTATCAATGTTGCGCAAGGACGTATATGGCGATTACGATGTTCCTCGTTTGTATGACATTGTAAAAAAGAATATCGCAATCGGTCTATACACTCCTGAGCTACTTGAATGGTATACAGAAGCAGACTGGGATAAAATGGATGGTATGCTTGACCATTCCAAAGATGAACAGTACGGTTTTGCTGCTATTGAACAACTAATTGAAAAGTATCTTGTACGCAACCGCGCAACTAAACAAACATATGAGACTCCTCAGATTCGTTACATGGTTGCCGCTGCTACTGTCTTTCATAAAGAAGAACCTGCTGCTGCTCGTATGCGCTACATTAAGGAGTATTACAATTGTGCGTCTGATGGCTTATTTACTCTTGCTACCCCTGTGCTTGCGGGGCTTGGTACACCTACTAAACAGTTTAGCTCATGCGTTCTAATCAAAGCTGACGATAATCTAGATTCAATATTCGCATCTGGTGAAATGATGGCTAAGTATGCCAGTAAACGCGCCGGCATTGGTCTTGATATTGGTCGTTTGCGCCCACTTGGTGCTGCTATTCGCGGTGGCGAAATTATGCATACTGGCATGGTGCCCTTTCTGAAAAAATGGTTTGGTGATCTGCGCTCTTGCTCACAGGGTGGCATTCGTAATGCCTCTGCGACAGTATTCTATCCTATCTGGCATTATCAATTTGATGATCTTATTGTATTGAAGAATAATCAAGGTACAGAAGAAACTCGTGTCCGTCACATGGACTACGGTGTTGTGCTATCTGCTTTCTTCTGGAGACGCTTTAAGAATAAAGAACAAATTACATTCTTTGATCCCAATGAAGTGCCTGATCTGTATGAAGCATTCTATAGCAACACAACAAAATTTGAAGAATTGTATGTTGCTTATGAACAGCGTACTGACCTGCGTAAGAAGACAATGAGTGCTGAGGAAGTATTCAAGTCTGGAATTCTTAAAGAACGCACTGACACTGGTCGGATCTATCTAGTATTCATTGACAACGTGATGAAGCAAGGCCCGTTCGATCCTGAGTATCATACAATTTACCAGAGTAACCTATGCTGTGAAATACTTTTACCTACTAAGTCCTTTAAACGTCTGGATGACAGCGATGGTCGTATCGCACTATGCACACTGGGCTCAATCAATTGGGGCGCGTTCCGTAACCCAGAAGACATGCGCCGTGCTTGCCGTATACTGCAGCGTAGCCTCAACAACATTCTTGACTATCAAGACTTTCTTTCCATCCAGTCTAAGCTGAGTAATGATGAAATTCGCCCATTAGGAATCGGTATTACTAATCTTGCCTACTGGCACGCCAAGCGTAGTCTGATGTATGGTGAGAAAGATGCGCTTGCTGAAGTCAAGACCTGGATGGAACATCAGGCATTCTATCTTACTGAAGCAACAGTTGAGCTTGCTAAAGAGCGCGGCGCTTGTTTGGATAGTGCTAAGACACGTTACGGTCAGGGAATCTTTCCTTGGGAACTACGTGCCACTGGCGTTAATGAACTAACTGACTTCACTCCTGACGAAGCTCTTGACTGGGAAACTCTTCGTGGTAATATGAAACAATACGGTGTGCGTAATGCTACACTGATTGCCATTGCCCCAGTAGAGTCAAGTTCAGTTGTTATCAACAGTACTAACGGTATTGAAATGCCAATGAGTTTGATTTCAGTTAAAGAATCTAAAGCAGGCTCACTTACTCAAGTTGTACCTGAGTATCACAAACTGAAATCAAAATACCAGCTGATGTGGGAACAAAAAGATTGCGATGGCTATTTGAAAACAGCAGCAGTATTAGCTGCGTATGTGGATCAAAGTATTTCCACTAACACATTCTACAATCCTGCTCATTTTGAAGGTCGTAAAGTTCCTACTACTCTAATTGCTAAGAATTTGATGCAATCTCATCAGTGGGGCCTTAAAACGTTCTACTACTCATTAATTAATAAACAAGGCTCAAAAGCAGTAGATGAAGTAGCTGCTCCTTTAGAAGTAATCGACTTCGATGACGAAGAAGGTTGCGAATCCTGTAAACTCTAATCTTAAAATATGTCAATCGAACAATACAACCTAAACACCAAGACCGACTATCTAAATCGCAAGATGTTTCTTGACCCAGCCGGTCCAGTCACCATCCAGCGATTTGAAGAAGTAAAATACAAAAAGATTGCTGACTTTGAAGAAACTGCCCGCGGGTTCTTTTGGCAACCAGAGGAAATTAGTCTGACTAAAGATGCTGGTGACTTTAAAGATGCTAGTGATGCAGTCAAGCATATCTTTACCAGCAATCTACTACGACAAACTGCGTTAGATAGTTTACAAGGCCGCGCCCCTAGTCAGGTGTTTATGCCTGTCGTAAGTCTTCCGGAGCTGGAAGCATTGATTTATAACTGGACCTTCTTTGAAACTAATATTCATAGTAAGTCATATAGTCACATCATCCGTAATATCTACAATGTCCCTAAAGATGTGTTCAACACCATCCATGACACACAACAGATTATTGATATGGCTAGCTCAGTTGGTAATTACTATGAAGCATTACATGTCATTAACTGTAAAAAACAACTTGGTGAAGTTATCGTAGAAAAAGAACATATTAAAGCAATCTGGATGGCGCTTCACGCAAGTTATGCGCTTGAAGCATTCCGTTTCATGGTATCATTCGCAACATCACTTGCCATGGTAGAGAATCGTATCTTCATGGGTAATGGCAATATCATCAGCCTGATTCTACAAGATGAACTATTACACAAGGGCTGGACAGCTTATCTTATCAATCAAGTAGTTAAAGAGGATAGTCGTTTTGCTGCTATCAAAGCAGAATGCGAAGATGAAGTATACGCCTTGTATATGGATGTTATACGCGAAGAAAAGGGATGGGCTGATTACTTGTTTAAAATGGGACCTGTTATTGGTCTGAATGCTAATATTCTTAAAGACTTTGTTGACTTTACTGCTGTTGGTGCTCTGAAAGAAATTGGGATTAAGTATCAAAGTACTGCCCCAAAAACTACTCCTATTCCCTGGTTTAACAAACATGTCAATACTAGCAACAAGCAAACAGCATTACAAGAATCGGAAAGCACAAATTACGTAATAGGAATAATGTCCGAAAACATTGACTATGACGCACTTCCCGTGTTATAATAATTTAAGGAGAATAAAATGACAGCAGTTATCTGGAGTAAATATCATTGTCCCTATTGCGAACAAGCAAAAGCACTTTTAAAACAAAATGAAATTGTTTTTGAAGAGCGTAAAATAGGCGACGGATGGACAAGAGAAGATTTATTAGAAGCTATTCCTAACGCTAGGACAGTGCCTCAGATTTTAATAGATGGCACACTAATCGGTGGATTCACCGAACTTAAACAAAAACTAAACAAGGAACAACATGAATTTTAATATCGATACGGGCACAGTAATGACTTTTAAACTAAACAGCGGTGAGGAACTTATCGCTAAGGTAGTAGACGTCCAAGGTCAGTTTGTTAAAGTAACAGAACCTGTATCTATCGCGCCTAGTCCACAGGGTATGGGACTGGTTCCAAGTATGTTTACCGCAGAACCCAAGGATGACGCAGTGATAAATATTAATAGCGTTTCACTATATGCTTTGACTGAGGAATCAGTTAAGTTTAAATACATTGAAGCAACTACTGGAATTAAAATCCCAGAGAAGAAAATTATACTAGGTTAAAGAATGGCAGCACTGAGTAGAGTAGGAGATACAAATGCACCAGGCGGCGCTATAATGCGTGGCGCCAGTACTGTGTTTGCCAACGGCATCGCAGTAGGGTTACATAGTAGTCAGATTACTCCTCATGCTCCATGGGGAAAACCTCACCCGCCGCACGAAGCAGCAATGACAACTGATGGTAGTCCTACTGTGTTCGCAGAAGGTGCACCAATACTCAGAGTAGGGTCAGGTAATACATGTGGTCATAGTATAGTCCAAGGCAGCCCGGATGTATTTGTACCATGAGTAATTCAGGAAAACAAAGTCCACTTGGTGTAAACACACTAGGTTCACTATTACAAAATACTGGATTTAGAATAAACTCAGTTGCCGCTAGTTATATGGGGTCAAGTACGTCAGTATCTAACTATACTTTTGGTACTCTGTGTAGTAGCACTTGTCTAAATGTATTGACTACTTCTATTCGTAGAGCATTTACAGATGGGTCACTCAATACCACGACATATAACAATCTAATATCAATTGGTAGCGGATCAATACCGGCTCTTGGAAACTCCAAAGCACCAACCTATACTTGGACTGGTGCTCCTACTTGGAACCCTTATCTTACTACTGAGATAACAAGTTATGGTTATGCTCGATTATTTGCGCTACAAGCGTATAATGAGTTTAACTATAATGGATCGTTGCCGGTATACAAAGATTTTTTAATGTCATTCATGGCTGCGTCTGGGTTTATTGACCAATCAAACTCTGCTATACTGACAGTTTTTAACTCAATTGATTTTGTCGCCGGTACCTACAGCAACATGAATGACTTGATTAGTGCTGATATAACTGGAGTAAGTTTATCAACTACAGTGTTTGGTCAAGATTTAGTTACAAGCGGCAAAGCAATTGACCTATCAACGATATCTACTTTTGGCCTACCATCTAATCTATTATCAACTCTTAACACATATAATGCGATAACACCTTCACTGAGTCTGGCGTTGTTATCAAGTGGTATGTCGGTGTCTGAGATATCAGATATATTAGGCAAAGTAAGTATTCCTAGCACATTACAGCAGCGTAATATTTACGGTGCGTTTATGATTATAGTAGGTCAAGACTTAACTGATATACTTATTCCGCTGAACTGTAAAACACAGGGATTAGAGTCGTTAGCTGAGTTGTTGAACCCTCAAAAACTATTCCCTAATAGCTATCCTTCTTTAACTGTACCGGTATATAACGCATCGGCCGGTCCTACTAATAGTAAGACATATTATCCTATATATGAAGATGGTGGAGTTAGTTCGCGTATAACTAGTCAATCGTTTGGTGAATATCTTCAAGATATACTTCCTGCTGATGTTGCGATAGCCGCAGGCGCATTTGGTGCAACGATGAGACAGATACGAAATGTATCTGCTATCCCTATTGAAAAGTTTGCGCAAGTAGTCAGTAATATTGAAACAACACAAGACTTATCAGTAAACGGAACAAGCGTTCCAGTTGATGCTGCTCTGGCAAATAATGCTTTATCATTGATCGCATTAGGTAGTGGCCCGCACGGTACATACACCATGTCTAACTTTCTCGGTTGTATGTCGGGCTTACCGTATGATTGGAAAACAATTCAGAGTCTTATCATTGCGTTACAGACACCTGCGCTATCCAGCATATATAGTGCGATATACGCCAGATTGATATCAGGGATTGTGTTGAATATTGATTCAGACATACAGACATTGATTGACTCAGCCAACGCGGAGATAGCAGCGATTAAAGCTGCTCAAACTACTAAGTCAACACAATTAAACACACTGTGGAATATTACAGGTACGCAATTGACAATAGAACAGCGTGCCAGAGTTAACGGGTTACCTGAACTACCTTCCCCGCGTGTAACTACTATGTCAACTTTTCCTACTATTCAATATTCTTTTGTGGATCAAATAGTACGATACGCAAAGAATACTGTACCGCATATGTATGCTCAGACTCTTGAAGCTATATCTGATCTTACTGGTATAGGTGGACAAAGCATAGTAGGAATGATGCGTGAAGCACGAAATACTGCTACACTAATGGCAGCAGGTATTACATTAGACAATAATATTCCGGATTCCTTGTCTGTAACTGACCAAACTTCGCTAATAGCAAATGGTACTATACAGGCTGCTGTTTCAGGTACTGGTATACCCGGTACCGGTATGCCGGTCTCTGGCATACTTGATGGGCTAGAACTTACTATCCCTGCAATATTAGCACAGACTGACAGTACAGGGTCTCTACTAGTTCCCGCGCAATATGGAGTGTATGATCCAACAACAAATTCATATACTCTAACTAATCCACTTTTTGGTGGAATAGGACAGCCAGTTGACACTGGCTCAGTAAGTGAACCGGGTAGCTTTGCTGGTTCACTATATCAGGGACTACTTCCCCCTGAATTAAATGTTATATACACTTCTGGTGTATTATTACCGGCAACACCTACTATACAATCAGCAATAGACGAAGTAGTCGCTTGTAACTGTGATTGTTGGCAAGCTGTTTAGCACTCATCTCAGTTGTCGGTAAATTAACCTGTAGTAATACAGGTCTATTATAGGAGATCCTATGTCTAATTTGACATCGCAGATTAATAACCTGCTAAAATTTAACATCAGTATTATGATACTAGTATTTGGATTGTGTTTAACATTCACGCAGTCCAGATATACTATGTTTTCACCAACTGGTGAAGAAAGATCAATACCTACTATTAATGTAGACGCTTCTCAGTTAGCATGTATGGCTAAGAACATTTTTTATGAAGCAGGTGGCGAAACTATTCTGGGACAAGCAGCAGTTGCCAGAGTTGTTCTAAATCGTGTATATCATGGATTTGCTAAAACACCCTGCGCTGTTATCCATCAAGCTACTATAGTAGACAAAGTTAATACTATGTCGGGTGAGACAGAGCAAGTAAAGGTGTGTCAGTTTAGTTGGGTATGTGAGAGCAAAGAAGAACCTAATAAAAATAATCCTAAGTACATACAAGCTAAAGCAGTTGCTTACGAGGTATTAGTTAACGACAAATATAAAGAAGTTGTGCCACGATCTACTCTATTCTTTCATAATTTACAATCAGTCCCGGGATGGTCATACAGACAAGTTGCTAAAATAGGAAATCATATTTTCTATTCTAAAAAAGAAAATGTCAAGCGTCCACTTGACACTTAAATACAATATACATAAGGAAATTAATGAGTTATCTATTCACATCAGAGTCAGTAAGCGAAGGTCACCCGGATAAAGTAGCAGATGCTATTAGTGACGCAGTATTAGATTTAGTAATGGCAGCGCAAAATTCAGCATTACGTTGCGCATGTGAGACATTGGTCACTACAAATAGAGTTGTGGTCGCCGGCGAATTCAAGGGTGAATTACCTACTGACAGTGTTGATACAGCGATACGCAAAGTAATCAAGGACATAGGGTATGAACAATCAGGATTTGATTGGCGTACAGTAGAAATTACTAATCTATTACACGGACAAAGTGCTGATATTGCCATGGGCACTGACAACTTTGGCGCCGGCGATCAGGGTCTAATGTTTGGGTATGCGTGTAATGAGACCGCGGATTATATGCCAAGTGCTATTTATTGGAGTCATAAAATCGTAGAAGCGTTAACTCGTGTACGCAAGAGTGGTGCTATGGAATGGTTAGGACCTGATGCCAAGAGTCAAGTAACTTTTGAGTATGATGATAATGGTGTACCAAAGCGAATTGCTAAGGTAGTCTGTTCTACTCAACATAGTGAAGAGGCTCCCATTGATTTAGTCAGAGTTTCAATTGAGCATCTTATTCGTGAAGTATTGCCTGCTAACTTAGTAGATAGTACGACTGAGTTTCACATTAACCCAACTGGCCGATTCGTCATCGGCGGACCAGATGGTGACACCGGTCTTACTGGTCGTAAAATCATTGTTGACACCTACGGAGGTTCTTGCCCGCACGGCGGCGGCGCATTCTCTGGTAAAGATCCAACTAAAGTGGACCGTTCTGCTGCGTACATGATGCGTTACCTTGCTAAGAACATCGTGGCAAGCGGTAAAGCAGATTGGTCAACTGTACAAATCAGCTACGCCATTGGATTGAAAGACCCTATGAGCTTCTATGTCGAATGTGCTGATGCCCAACAAGGCAGAGACTTGACGAAGTGGATACGTGAAAATGTTGATCTAACACCGAAGGGTATTATTGATCGTTTTGATTTATTCCGCCCGATCTATCATACCACTACCAACTATGGACACTTCGGCAAGGCGAATTTACCTTGGGAAAAGATAGACTTGTTTTAAGTATATCATCGTGTTATAATGTAACATGGATAATGATATTAATATAGTAAGTTCTAGTCCGGAACGGTACACGTTCCAAACTCTATCCTCCTCTAAGAAATTAGAAGAGGATCCCTCCAATGAATCAGCGCAAGCAATGCTAGAATGGTATGAGCAGCTACGATTAGCAGAGTCAACTAAAGTAGTTGATCCGGAATGGCAAAAAGATAACATGGAGTATGATTTAAGATCAACTCCGTGGATACTGGAAAAAGTCAGATCAGATGAAGTGTATGCTCAACATCTATATGCAGGAATGTGTAATAGAGACTTCACCAAAAATGAAGTATGGCCTCTGTTGACAGAAAAAAAATGGTGTTGTAGCTGGAGAGCAGCCGGTGGCATTATTGCTAATATGCGTGAAGAAGGTGATTATATAGACTGGTACTGTTCCGGAATACGCGGTGATGAAAAGATTGATGATGATCAATTTCGTGAGATGACAAAAATACAACAAGAGCGATATCTAGCAGGAAACGCATTTGTAAGTGAAGGGGTTGTCACTGATGAAATTGAGCAAGACTTGTTGAAATTGGGCTGGGTAGTACTTCCAGAGGACATGGATCAGACGATCTAGATAAATAGTATATGAAATTAGTTTATATACACGGCGCCAGCGCCACTTCTGATAGTTTTAATTACATACGCGACCATTTAGCACACGATGACATGGTGATTGAATACGATAGTGCTCACGGATTTACGCACAATCTAGCAATGATGAAAGACTTGCTTAAAGATGTTAATGATATCTTCTTTATTGCTCATAGTCTAGGTGGAATCTATGCGATTCATCTTGCTCAGTATTTTACTAATACCGTATTAGCAGCAGTTACTATAAGTACACCGTACGGTGGTAGCAAAGCTGCTGACTATGCTAAATTCTTTTTACCATTCTCAAGACTTCTACGAGATATAGGCCCTCATAGTGATCCAATGGTGCTTACTGATACTATAAAGATTACTCATCCATGGACAAACATTGTGACAACTGCAGGGGCAAGTCCATTCATGGTGGAGCCTAATGACGGTGTTGTCACCCTTGCTAGTATGCGTAAGCACGCCCGAGATATGACATTAGTTGAGTTAGAACACAATCATTACGAAGTAGTCATGTCTATGAAGACAATAAATATTATTAAAGATAAAATACAATCTATAGGAAAATAACATGGCATATTCAGACAAGGTCGTTGACCACTACGAAAACCCCCGCAACGTCGGCACCTTTTCAAAAGATGATGAGGATGTGGGCACGGGCATGGTGGGAGCCCCGGCATGTGGTGACGTGATGAAGTTACAGATTAAAGTAGTCGATGGTATCATTACTGACGCCCGCTTTAAAACATATGGTTGCGGAAGTGCTATCGCTAGTTCCAGTTTGATTACGGAAATGGTCAAGGGAATGTCACTGGACCAAGCGACGGCTATCAAGAACAGTGAGTTAGCCGAAGAACTTGCCCTACCACCAGTTAAGATTCATTGCTCTATTTTAGCGGAAGATGCGATTAAAGCCGCAGTTGCTGATTATAGAGCCAAGCATTTAGCAGTTTGATTAAACACATTGGGTAGATTGATCTAGAATGAAACCATTAATATCCGTAAATTTTGTACCCGGTAGCCATGGCAATTTTCTGAAACAATTGCTGGATTTAGTTTTTGCTGAACGTAGATGGAGCAAAAGCCCAGTGACCGCGGCGGGAACATGGCATTTACACATTACTGATAAAGAATTATGTAAGAATGCCCCTCCGCAGAAATTTCAGAAGCACCACTATTACAGAAATGCTGACGTGCTCCCCGATTTTATAGACCGCTCAAGTTGGGCGGTCTTCAGCGACCCAGCTATTAATATAACAGTAGAAACAATTCAAGAAAAGATTCTAATTAGTATGTATTTTGCTAGAGTAGGAGATGATCTTCCACTTTCTGCTATTGAAATCAGTGAATTAAATATGGAAAACTTTATATATACCTGGATTTTGAAAAATAAAGTAGATGTACCGGACTTGCCGTACTTACCATACAGATTGCACTTATTCGAAGATGTATTGCGTGATGTGTATCAATTTAAAAATACAGTCCCGAATGAAATAGATGTGATTAAATTTTGGTCAAAGGATATAACAAGAATTGATCGTCATCTTGACGCTAGTGCTAAATTTTTGGAATCATCAAAACATACTATCTACCACTTTAGAATGATTTGGTTATACAATCATATCGATTGCTTAAATGCAATTAGAGAAATAAGTAATCAATTTAATATTCCTATTCTAGTGAGCGATGACGAAATTAGAACTACCATTGATTTTTTCAAGTCTACTATTAAAGAGTTACCTAACATTGATCTTGCCCAACAAAAATTTGATGCCATTATAAGCGGCATAGATGTTACTCTACTTGATTTGGATATTAATAGCAAAATATTTCTGTGGTTGTTTTTACAACATCATTATTCTCTCTTGGATCAATCGGCTATTACTGAGTGGCCTAGTACCTCAATAGAAATGAGAGACAAAATATCATCAGCATTAAATACATCACTTACAGGAGAAGTACAATGAGCAACGAGCAAGACAAAATCAAGCATAGCAAACGTATGCTAAAAGATGAAAACACTGTAAAAAAGCAAGTTGATATTGCTAAGCAACACGGCACTCCAATTGAAGATCCGCACAAGTTTGCTAAGCGACATGCAATGACATGCGGTGATTCTAATTGCGTTATGTGCGGTAATCCACGAAAGTTCTTTAAAGAGACTACGATCCAAGAACAACGATTCGATCAAACGAAGAATTGGGAAGATTGAAAAATAAAAGTAGCAAATCGCTTGACAACAATGCGATGTGGTGCTATAATACATACATGAACTAGAGAAAGAGCTAAAAAAGTAGCTTAATTTCTAGTATTTTTAAACCAGGACTAAATAGATATACTATGATGAATTTTAACTGTCAATCGCTGAAACATGCAGGCTTATGGTCACCCGTGACGATTGCCATGCTGTCTGCCTTTGAGGGGAATTATTCAACAGCACCGACAAGTATTCGCGGATCGAATGATCAGGGCAGAATGAAACAGGGGTTCATAGAAGGATGGGATGATTAGTTAATCACACATCTTACAAGATTTATGAAACCCCTGGAAACGAAAGTTCTCAGGGGTTTTGTTTTTGTGTTGTAAAAGTACAACATTAAATTTTTGACAGTAAATGAATTTTATGATACAATTAGATAAGAAAGAAAAATCTGATTGGCTCAAGGAGAATACTCTAACTTCTGAACAGTTCAAGCAATTGATTCTTCAGAAGGTAGAGCGTAACAAGAGTCAATCGGCTCAAGCTAGAAAACAACTAGCATAAAAAATTAGTGTGGATTTAGAGCAGTAACCCTGCCCAGGAAACGAGGTCCTGATAGCGCACTATAAACATGCTGTAAACGGGCGGACAGAATACATGAACGTGTGGTGAGAACGCATTAGTAAGACTTCTGGGTAGAGTATTAACTCTATCATATCCTCTAGTAATAGAGGGTATTCTAAAACATACTCCACAGGGGGAGGGTTTCGCCAGCAAAGAGCAAGACTTTGCGAGTGTGTTTTAGAATATTGGGGATTCGCCTAGCTTGGCCTAAGGCAACGGTCTTTGAAATCGTCATCATTGGTTCGAATCCAATATCCCCTGCCAGTATTAGGATCCGTTCAGCAAACTTAAAAAATTCAACTTGTAATTGAAAAATAAGGATCCTGTTATATTCACTCAGTTCGTCTATCGGTAAGGACGACAGCCTTTCAAGTTGTAAAGACGGGTTCGATTCCCGTACTGAGTACCAATCAAACGCGCCATTAGTATAATGGATAATATACGAGCCTACGAAGTTCGGGATGGTGGTTCGATTCCATCATGGCGCACCAGTTTTAGGATGCATCCTGCAAAATCAAATCAATTCAAAACTTTTATCTTTGAAAAGAAACTGCATCCTGTTATATAATATCCGCGTAGCACAAAAGTAGAGCGTCCGGCTGATAACCGGGAGACGAAGGAGCGTTACCTTCCGTGGATACCAATCAATTAGACTACTTAGGTGTGGCCTTAGTGTAGCGGTAGCACCAGACACTGTGAATGTCTTAGTACGGGTTCGACCCCCGTAGGTCACCCCTAAGTAGTTTGAAAAATAAAGCCCCGGTGATGGAATGGTATACATGCTTGTCTTAGAAACAAGATCCTAGGAGTTCGAGTCTCCTCTGGGGCACCATCATTAATTGCTCTTATAGGTAAATGGAATACTGACACTTTGGTATAGTGTAGTTGGAAGTTCGATTCTTCCTAAGAGCACCAAGATAAGTAGTGACTATAGTTTAAGCGAACAAGTTTAAATGTACTAGGTGCAGGTGTCAAGCCCTGCTAGTTGCGAACATTGGATGTATAGCACAGCGGTAGTGCATTCGCTTCATACGCGACAGGTCAGTAGTTCAAATCTACTTACATCCACCAAACATATGCGACCATAGTTAAATGGTAGAATTAGACTTTGCCAAAGTCTGGACACGGGTTCGATTCCCGTTGGTCGCTCCAACTTATAACTCCGATTGGTGAAATGGAATCACTCTTGGTTTGGGACCAAGGAGCGCAAGTTCGATTCTTGCATCGGAGACCAAGTTTTAAAATGCCCCTGTGGACAAATTGGCAAAGTCGCTTCTCTCAAAAGGAAGAGTTCTCTCGGTTCAAGTCCGAGCAGGGGTACCAAGTTTCCCGTCTTAGTGTAGTGGTTAGCACACGTATAAAGGTCATCCTGTCAAGGATGCAGTCAGCAATATACAACATTCCATTCTAAGGACGAAACGGTGGTTCGAATCCATCAGACGGGGCCAATTACGGTAGTCGGAGTCATGACCCTTTGCGTTTTCATGAGATGCAAAGCGAGCTACCACCAACAAATGGAGAGTAATGCAGCGGGGATGGTCCTGCGACTGGCCTTGAAAACCAGGTTCTCAGAAATGGGATGGGGTTCGACTCCTCTGCTCTCCGCCAAAATATCCTTAAGTTAAGCGGGGCTGTATACACCCTTGCCAATGTTAGTAACGTACTATGCGATGAGTACCTTAAGGGCCAAGTTATGTCATAGTGTAATGAGAATGCACGGGAGGCCCACATAAGTCTTTTTAAGTAGAGCGGTGGAATAACTTTCAGGTACGGTAAAAACCCGTAACGACAAACAAGTTTTGAGATAGACGTAGGAGTCGAGTCGCAAGTAGCGGTGCAGCAAGAGAAGCACGTGTTTAACGTGAAAGATGCAAGACCTCCTCCATACGAGACAAACTACTGAGTCCACTAACAAGGATAGGTAGCCTCTCAAAAACCTACCACAAGAAGCATATCAAATTTGATTGATGCGTGAGATATTGATAAATAGATCATACAAAGGAAAATATCATGACAACCCCAACCCCAACCCCAAACTCAAACTCAAACCCAATGACAAAAACTACCACAATCACTTGGGGCTCGATAGCTGATCAGGAACATATTGGTATCGAACAAGCCAGGGATATAAAACTGATAGAAATGTCAAAACTCGGCAAAACTGATGGCACCGCACTCAACATCAGCCCTGAATGTACACGCCGGTATTGGGCTGATTTGGCATCTGCTGAAGAATATGCTACATTTATCAATGAAATCTCGCTATCCTTTAATATTGCACCTGCTTCGATTGTAATTGACGACATTGTATAACTCACTAGTTATATACATAGCATTAGATTGATAAAAAGTAAGTGGCAAATTTAATTTTATGGAACACATTAAATCACAATGTATTTTTAGTTAGACCAGTCGGTGCCCATCAAATTGCACAATGGTTGATAAAACACGGATACACGGTAAAGGTAATTGATTTTTGTAGTTCTATTTCTACTGATGATTTAGTTGAGATAACACGAAAATTTATTGATAACTCTACTATTGCGGTGGGAGTTAGTTCTACATTTTGGAACCTGTTTGACCCGATTACAATAACATCTAGTTCTAGATATCCACAGGGTAATAAATTCACAGCAATCGATCCAGACTGGGTTAACTCAGGTAGACGAAAAATTGAAAGCTTATATCCTGAATTAAAATGGTTATTGGGAGGGGCATCCTCACAAGCTATCAGTATGCATGATTGGATAAAATTTCACGGTCATGCTGAGGATTCAATATTAAAATTTTTAGATGAAAAAAGTGGCAAAAATATCGCTAGGACACCATTTACAATACAATCCATGGAGTGGTCATACGGTGAGGGATTAGGTATACTCCCTCATGAAGTATTGGGTATTGAACTTGGTCGCGGATGTCAATTTAAATGTGGATTTTGTAGATATCCTCTATTGGGTAAAAAGAAAAATTCTTATTTACGAAATTTTAACTTAGTCAAGCACGAATTAATCCAGAATTATGAAAAATTTGGTGTTACACGCTATTCATATTTAGACGATACAGTGAATGAAAGCTCTGAGAAAATAGAAATTATGGCTGATATCGCGCAGTCACTCCCGTTTAAATTAGAATGGGTAGGGTATGGTAGATTAGATTTAATTGGTTCAAATCGTCCATCGATACAAACTCTTAAAGATTCGGGGCTTCGTAGTATGTTTTTTGGTATAGAGACATTCCACCCAACCGCAAGTAAAGCAATTGGAAAAGCTTGGAATGGTAAACACGGTAAAGAATTTTTGCTCGAACTCAAGGAAATATGGGGTAAAGAAATCAACTTTCATACTAACTTCATAGTTGGGCTCCCGGGCGAATCAGAAATTGATATAGATAATACAATTCAATGGTGTATTGATAATGATATCCCATCATGGAAGTTTGGCGCATTAAATATTTCAATTAGACAAGATTTACTGTTTAAGAGTGTATTTGATGAAAACTACGCAGAGTATGGGTATAAATTCACCAATCCATTGGATGATTCTTATTGGGAAAATGAATACTGGAATGCTCAGACAGCAGTGGATAAGCAACTATCTGTTTCTCGTCAAAATAAGAATAGTCGCCCATCAGATTTCGCTTTAGCGAGTCTCGCTGGTCTTGGTTATTCAATAGATGAACTCATTAATACACCTCAGCACTCACTGCCATACGGTGATATGTTTAATAAGCGACAATCACACATAGACCAATACGTTCATTATCAAAAAAATATTGCTAATGCGTACTAAGTCCTAGACAATTGAAAAAGTTAATAACGGGTCTTTGGTGCAACGGATAGCATACGAGTCTTCGAAACTCATGACGCAAGTTCGATTCTTGCAGGACCCACCAAAACAATAGTTAAATACATATAACATAACCGCAGGAGAAAATCATGTCCGTATTAGCACTAGATATCACAGGAGTTCCCAGACAGTGGATCTCTACTGATGACGCAATTACCTATCACGCAAAAAATGCAGTAGCATGGGCGCTAGGTGATATTGTGGCTAAATATCGTGGTGGTATACAAGAAGATGGTACACAGAGTTATCTGGAAACAACTAGTATTATTGCCATTAAAGGACACGGGTTCAATCCGCACAAGCACGGCAAAGTGGTGCTGACTAACAAGACATTGTTTGGTCGCGATAGAAACGTATGTGCGTACTGCGGTAAACTATTTGCTAATCACTATCATTTGTCTCGTGATCATATTCACCCTAAATTTAAAGGTGGAGAAAATACCTGGATGAATGTAGTTACATCTTGTAAAAGTTGTAACAGTGAAAAGGGACACAAGACGCTGAAAGAATTCGGCAAGGAACTGTTATATGCTCCGTATGTTCCCTCTCATTATGAAAATATGATTCTTCAACACAGGAACATTCTAGCTGACCAAATGGAATATTTGTTATCAGGTGTTCCGAAAAATTCTAGAATCTGGTTAAATTAAATTTCAATCATATTTACAAATGATAAATAACTATAGCAGCAAATAACAACGCTGCTACCAATCGCCCGATTGGCTCAGGGGTAGAGCAACCGCCTTGTAAGCGGTAGGTCGTCTGTTCGAATCAGACATTGGGCACCAAATTTATTCCCTAATAGCTCAGTGGTAGAGTAGTTGACTGTTAATCAATTGGTCCGTGGTTCGAGCCCACGTTGGGGAGCCAAATATCTTAGTCAGCAATCGAATATTATACACATAATACTATAATGGATTCCGAATACACTATCAAAGAACTGTCTTACTTAAAAGCGAATCGATTATTGCCGCAAGTTCATAATACCCCCAGCCGGGTAGAAAAATTTTCGGGATATGATTCAGCTGGGTTATTTTCTGATAATTTACAAAAGCAAGATGCTTTGTGGAGATATAGGACCAAAGAAGTTACTTATGTATTAAACGATCAATCATATCGTGCCCCGGAATGGAATTCTATTGATTGGAAAAATTCAGCGGTGATATTAGGTTGCTCTAATGTATTTGGGGTTGGATTAGCAGAAGATGAAACTATCAGTTATCAGTTATCATTATTGCTGAATCGGCCGGTTATCAATTTAGGTGTTGGTAGCTCCGGGATGTCTTTTGCAATGCAAAATTCAGTTTTACTTAATAAAAACTTTCCTACTCCATGGGCTGTTATCAACATATGGTCGGATCCATTTCGCATTCATGAATTCATTGACAACAGACTTATTTCACATTATACTGCTATGAGTTCTATATCAGGGAATTCTAACTTTAGTAAAAGTTGGGGTTCCTCAGAAATAAATCCAGAAATGTACAGTTATTTTGCGTGTAAGGCTACTGAAGCAATTTGGTCATCAAAAACTAAATACTTGTCATACTCACATTGGGCTCCCCTAGACAGTAGTTCAATTAAAAGACTGCCCTTTATCCCCGGAGATTTGGCCCGAGATTTGGCTCACCCAGGATCAAAAATGGCTGTTGCGGTTGCAGAAGTCTTAGCTACAGCCCTAACAAAGACTTGACATTAAATCGTTTCTTTGTTATAATAGATACAAGAAACAAAATTCTGGCGTTCGTATAATGGATAATACAGGGGATTTCTACTCCCTAAATAGCAGTTCGATTCTGTTACGCCGGACCAAATTAAAACACATTGTCCTAGGCTGTGACCTAGTCCATCAGAAGTCCAAAGAGACAGAAGCAGTGTGTTTTAATTTGGTTCTGTTGTTTAAATACAACGAGAAAAGAGTTGACATTAAAGCACAATGGTGCTATAATAGATACTTAGATTGATAGAAGACTTCTTTCAACAGGCTCTTAAAAGTTTGAAGAAAGTTAAAAAAGAAGTTGACAATTAATCAAAACGGTGTTATAATAGACACATAGCAACAAACGATAGAGTTAGTTGCGTAAAGTTCATTAAAAATTTACAAGTATAGATTTCTTGCTGAGACAACACTAAACGATTATGTAAAGTGATAACAGTCCGCAATGCTGTGAAGCAAAGCGTAGCGAGAAGTTATATTAAAACATATTGTATCACAGGATCGTGCATTGGTAGTTCAAGCAGGGGAAATGATGTAGTGTGTTTCAATATAACAAAGAAGTTATAGTAAAACATACTACACCGTGGGGGCTACGAACCACATAAAATAAATAAGTAGGAAAAGTAGTATGTTTTACTATAAGTTATATTTCAGTATATTACTTGCCTGAGCGTAAAACTCGTGGTAAACTACAAAAGACAGAGGGTTCGAATCCCTGGGACTGGTAGTGTATTGAAATATAACACATATGTACATGAGCCCGAAGATTGAGGGTGCTGACTGAAACTCAGTGAAAGGCGATTGAAATGATACCCATGTACGCCGAATATGGAGATGAAGCATCAATGGTGATGCAGTGGACTGTAAATCCGCCGCTTAACAGCACGCTTGGTTCGATCCCAAGAATCTCCACCAAGAGCAGCGATGGGTTACATCATCAGTATGAGCAGCAAGGTACCTAGGTAAATCCTTGGGCGAGCAATAGTACAAACACAATGTAACAGGCGATAGTGATCTATCATGGGCGGAGTCCTCAAAACGCTGTCCACCAAATTTCGACGCATTCGTCTAATGGTTAGGACACCAGGTTTTCATCCTGGGAACAGCGGTTCAATTCCGCTATGCGTTACCAAGTTTAGTAGTCGGTCAGAAGGCTGATAATTTATGAGTTGAAGCTCATAAGCTACTTTTTTATTTCGGAGACTGAAACTTATTTTGGTGCAGCGGTTGCTGGAGGCGGCCTGTCTGTTCGAGGATAAGCGGATAAAGTGGACGGCATATAGGTAAGTGACTAGGCGAGGACGGTAACAGTCCTTTGCGCTGAAACCGACCGCCCGTATGTAGGCTGTCTCCATCTTTTACTAAGACAATACTGAGTAAGATGAGTATCAAGAATCAAGTGGAAAGCAAGAGCCACAAAGTAAACGCTAGTCATCCTGGTTCCTCGGTGACACAATGCAGTGATACACAGCAGAAAAAAAGCGGGGTAAGAGTCCCCACGTAGAGGATGCCACTAATACTAAGACAATACTGAGTAAGATGAGTAGATGGATACGAGCCGTAGGCGACTGCGGTCATCACAGCAATGTGACAAACGATAAGCAAAGTCGGTCCAGTAGGGGTATGAAAAGTATTGTTGGCGGTGATGTTGCTGAAGGACAGAAGCTTATGACTCCACGACACTCTGTGGTGATCACAGGCGCCGTGTAATCCTTCCCTAATTTTGCGGTAGCCCCGCAGACGACTCAGTACTTGGTCGTAACATCATGTACCCATTAGGTGAGAAGCCTATCATTATTTGGGGGATTGGCGTAATTGGTAACGCAGTAGCTTTGCAAGCTTCAGTCAAGAGTTCGAATCTCTTATCCTCCACCAGAACATACTCAGTTCGACTATCGGTTAGGTCAGGATACTTTCAATTTCCAGAGAGGGGTTCGACTCCCCTACTGAGTACCAAGAATTTAGCGGCATTCATATAACGGTCATTATCTCGGATTGTCTATCCGAAGACGGGAGTTCGACTCTCCCATGTCGCGCCAAGTTTATCTGTGTGTGAGAAAGTCCGGTTAATCTACTCGCCTTGGAAGTGAGAAATCGTAGGTTCGAATCCTACTACACAGACCATATATGCCGTAGTAGTCCTCGGGGAGGGCAACTGATTGTCTATCAGTACCAGGCGAGTTCGAGTCTCGTCTACGGCGCCAAGTTTATTCCTCAGTAGCTCAGTTGGTAGAGTACAGCACTGTTAATGCTGGTGTCAGTGGTTCGAGCCCACTCTGAGGAGCCAAGTTAAGTTGTTATAGTGAGTCGCTATGCGATAAACTTTAAGTAGAGATTATAACAACTCATTAGTTTTAGGATGCGTTCAGCAAATAAAAAAATTCAACTTTTAATTGAAAAATAAGCATCCTGTTGTATTAAGTCTCTCTGGTGTAATGGCAGCACCGCGGTCTCCAAAACCGTCAGTCTAGGTTCGAATCCTAGGGGGGGCGCCAAGTATAAAAATAAAGAGTAAGTATACATGTACTAAATATGTGTATAGCAAAGAGTTTGCCCCTATAGCACAATTGGTTGGTGCGTTCGACTCATAATCGAGAGGCTACTGGTTCAAGTCCAGTTGGGGGCACCAAGTTAAGCGGGATTCGTAAAATGGCATTACCTTAGATTTCCAATCTAAAGTCAACAGTTCGATTCTGTTATCCCGCTCCAGAGTTAAGATGTTACCCATTTGGGTTGATGTCAATGAATAAAAGTAGTATAATAACTACTAGTTAGAAACAATGCGAGAGTGGTGGAACGGTATACACAGCAGACTTAAAATCTGCCGCCTAACAGCTTGCGGGTTCGAATCCCGCCTCTCGCACCAAGAATCGGAAGCGTGGCCGAGTGGCCGAAGGCAACTCCTTGCTAAGGAGTCGACCCCTTTAAACGGGTCCGTGAGTTCGAATCTCACCGCTTCCTCCAAACACTCACAATCATTAACACAAGGAAACACAATGAAACCCACAAAGACTTTCAAACTGACAAAACGTACAAAGACAATCATGGCTCTAATTGGCTTTGCCGATCAAAGCCAGCGCAATGCGTTCAAGAATATGATGGTTCAAGCGCAGTTGGCCAGTGAAGTACGACCAGCAAAAGATAAGTCAGATCGTAAGTAAATAAATGTACGTGTGTCCTGAATGGTTAGGGAGCGGATTGCAAATCCGTATTATGCAGGTTCGAGTCCTGTCACGTACTCCAAATAAACACCAAGATAGCTCAGATGGTAGAGCAGTGGCCTGAAAAGTCATGTGTCGCAGGTTCGATCCCTGCTCTCGGTACCAAATAAGCCCTGTTAGTTAAGTGGTAGAACACGTGTTTTGTAATCACGGGATGGCAGTTCGATTCTGTCACGGGGCACCAAGTTTTGAGAACCTGTAGCTTACTGCCTAGAGTAGTAAGTAACCGAAAGGGTAAGATAGAGCTATGTTAGATACATAGGCAGGAATCTCGATTAAGTTTAGTAAGACACGCGGGTTGACCACAACGACACGCATCAAGGTAAGGTGTCTGAAGTGTAAGTAGCAGGTTTGGTCATGCTTACATACGAAAAAGTTTTTCTCGGTATAGTGAAATGGTATCACTCGACGTTTGGGACGTTGGAGCGTAGGTTCGATTCCTGCTACCGAGACCATATTAAAACACACTAGTTCTTAGGGTTGTTCCGAAGATAATTATCTCCAATGGAGTCCTAGTATGTTTTAATATGGTAAATGTAGGCACCAACCTACTGCTAGGGTACGTCCCCGGTTTAATCTTTCTGAGCGATAAAGTAGCCGCTGTAAGCAATACACCTTCTCCGCACGAAATGGATGGTTACCATGGAAGGCGAACGACTGAAAAAGAGAAAAAGCGAAAGAAAGTCAGAGATTGGTACTGACACCATATTGAAGTACATTGTGGAGAGCACTGTGTAGACTGAGAAGGTTTGATTCCGACTCACTACATCACTCGGTATCCTGCGGCCGCAACAGTGTATTTCAATATGGTAATAACCAACAAGTTTTGTAAGTGTTAGCAAGAGAAAGTCACGCTATGTACTATTCTTCGAAGGTGGTACAGAAGTAAAAGGTCAAGTGGGTTCAACTCCCAGCCGCGCTCTTAAAGTGAAAGCGGCGCAGATTGGTTGCCGGTGCTGGACAAAGTATTCCAAGTAACATACCGCTCCCGTCCGGACTAGTTAAATCGGGAGAAGCGTTGAGATACAAGCGGCTCAACTACTTACAGATTCAATTTAGGATGCCTACTGCAAACATAAAACTTTCACTGTAAATGAAAAAAATGTGCATCCTGTTATATTATCGGTTTTAGGATACATTCAGCAACACTTAATATCAAGCAGTATGTCAGTGGTTCGAATCCACTCCGAGGCGAAAGCTAAGGTAGCTCAGTTGGTAGAGCAACAGCCAATAAAAAGCGTATCCTGTTATATAAGCTCGTTTAGCACAGCGGTAGTGCGCTATCTCGACAAGATAGAGGTCAAAAGTTCAAATCTTTTAACGAGTACCAATCAACATAAGGAATTATATGAGCAAAGGCGACCGCCCAAGAAAACCCACAATTCCATTAGTGGAATTTAATAGCAAACTAGATACGATCTTCGGTGTAAAGCCGCCGAAAGAGCGATGGGTTGCTCCTCCCCTCCCAGTAGATGAACCAGTTGTAAAGAAAAACATCTGGGCATCTGATAAAGAAGTTTAATAAAGAAAGACTATATGAAGCGAAGTTCAGCTAAACTATAGTGTCCCTTGGATCTCCGTATGGTCTAGGGTGGCACGTAAAAGAAAACTAATACGAACACCCATGCTAAACTTTAGTGGTGAAGTAACCGGCTCTTAACCGGAGGAACAGAGTTCGAGTCTCTGAGCATGGACCATACGGGGTATAATTCAATGGTTAGAATAGTCGGCTTTTAACCGATCTATCACGGTTCGAGTCCGTGTGCCCCGACCATAAGCAAGCACATTATTTAAAAAGGAACGCAAGTTCTAGGCATAGCCAATGGCATCGTAACGGTGGGTAGTGTGCTTACTTATGGTAACAACAAGATAAGAGAAAAATATGTTTAAAGTTTATTATACTGATCCAATCACTGATTCCTCTCATGCTCACAATGTTGCTTCATTGAATGAAGCACTACGCCATACAGAAGGGTTTCGCAAACTAGGCATGACCTTTGTTACTATGGTAGCAGAGGATCCAAATCAAGTTGGTAAGTCTGGCGTTGATTCAATCGTAGATGGCAAGTGTCCGGACGGCGTTGCTTACGATTGGAATAAGTCCAGTCGCATTGGCGCAACAAGACGATAACGATAAATAATTTCATGCCTAATAAAAATATATTTTGTTCTAGTCCATGGTTACATATTAAAATTGACTACGATGGAAGATTTGTTCCGTGTCGATGGCAGTCAACAATCAATCCTGAAGTTGATTCTAGCAATTTACGCTCAATGAGTATCTTAGAATTTTACAATTCATCTAGAATGAACCAGTTTAGAAGCAATCTTTTAGAAGGTTCTGACCTAACTGAATGTTCTTCATGTAAGTATGAAGATTCATTCGAAAAGGTAAGTGGTAGATTAAAACAGTTATATCGCAGTGGTATTGCTATCGAATCATTTGATCGAGACTTTTCAAAAAGTCATCACTATGAATTGTTTAACTACAGTACTGATAACAATGGTCAAACTAATGCCTACCCGTACGATTTTCAAATTAATTTGAGTAATGTGTGTAATAGTGCTTGTATTATGTGTGCTCCGCATTTTAGTACTCGTCTAGTTCAAGATTATCAGAAACTATCAAAATTCGCCCCGGTATTATTTAAACAACCAAAAAAAATTAATTGTTGGGCAGATGATCCTTCACTCGTCGAAAAATTTATACGTGATATTAAAGAATTACCGTACATTGATTATATACATTTGTTGGGCGGTGAAACTCTCTTATTAGAAAGTTTTTACACAATATGTGATGCATTGATTGAATCCGGACTATCAAAAACTATTTATTTAGGTACTACTACTAATTTAACAGTGTATTCACCTAAAATTGAAAATATTGTTACTAAGTTCTCTAAATTTCACTTAGGATTGAGTATTGAATCAGTTAATCCGTTGAATGATTATATTAGATATCCGTCTAAGATCACTGGCATATTAGAAAATTTATCAAAATATTTATCCCTAAGAGATAAATATCCGGACAAACTACACATGTCATTGCGCATCACTCCTAATATTTTTAGTATTTTTTATATTGATGAAGTTATACAATATATGTGTGATAATGACATAACTGGCGAAAGTTGTAATATATTGATTCGTCCTGAATGTTTGCGAATGGAATTAATGCCGGAAAATATACGATTGCTCACTATTGAAAAACTTAACGCAGTGATTAACAAAAATGAATTGTCTCGGGCCAAAGTAGTAAATATTCGAGACAATAATCTAACGCGAGAAGTGATTTCCACTATTGCGTTCACATACGTTGATTTCTTAGAAAATCTAGTTCTACCGTCGGACGGTGAAAAACAACGACATGATCTAGTAACATTCCTTCATGGATTTGAGTCTATAAGAGGAAATTCAATATTAGACTATGCCCCGGAGTATGAAACATTTCTAAAAGCATATGGTTATACGCGCCCACTTGACATTTAATGCGAATGCTGCTATAATAGACACATACGATAAGAAAGCAACTTCTAATCAGTTTGAAAGAACAGAAAAAGAGGTTGACATTTAATCAAAACGGTGTTATAATTAATACTTAGACAGCAGCAAGTGAGAAACAATGACAACTTCAACTAAAGTAATACAAGTTTGTAAAGAGAACAAAGTTCTTAAATTCATTACAACCCGTTTATTTGTAATCATTCTTGGGCTGTTGATTATCAGTAAAGGATTGGTTAATCCAACTAAAATGTTGGCTCAACTTGAAAATTCACTTGACAATTAATCAAAACGGTGTTATAATAGACACATAGCAGAAAATGATAGAGTTAACTGCTAAACGATCTTTAAAAAGTTAGAAAATAATTTACCCGGATAGCTCAGTGGTAGAGCAGTACCTTGATAAGGTATTGGTCGCAAGTTCAAATCTTGCTCCGGGTACCATATTGAAATGCATTAGATACCTTTTAACATACGTTCGCCCGGCGCTCTTGTATGTTAGATACCTTTTAGTGTGTTTCAATATGGTAACAAAGGAGTAATTACCCTTAGCCAGAATCGGAATTGATCATCCGATAACCTCGCACTCTTCTAGTGGTCAGGAAGCCCTTTGGGAAACGTTGGTTCGATTCCAACATGCAATGAGGTTGCTATATTAAAGTACATTCGATCAGCAACCGTTTCGCACTGCTTTCGGTCAATGTTTTAGTGAATGTACTTTAATATGGTAAGTTGATTGAATCGTGGTTAACTCCACCAGACCGAAACGTCTAGAGCGTGTCGAAGTAAGATTCCAGCTGCCATATTAAAACATATTTCGTGTTAGGGGTAAGCCGTATAACGTTTTCGGACACGGGTCAAGTATGTTTCAATATGGTGATAGCTTAGTAGGAGAGTGCAGCGTTGTCGCGCTGCGGGCATAGGTGCAAATCCTGTTCACTGTTTAGGTTCCGGTGTAAGGTCATTCCTTACCGTAAACGTCAGCGTTAGGCGTGACATCCTTGAAGAGACAGGGGCCATATATAAACACACATAAGTGACTGGTTAGTCCCAGACTCCACGTGTAAGACTGGTATAAGTGTGTTTTTATATGGTGACCTCAAGTCCAAAGGAAGGAAAGGGCGTGTTTGAATGGACAAATTGCAGTTCCTTCTAGGGTCCGGCTTGTCAGCTTTGGGGCGGCGCACCATTCTATATTAAAACACATTGCCGAAGTTGGTTCGGTTAGACAGGGAGATCCAATTGCCCATGTCGTTAGTGTGTTTCAATATGGTATATCAGTTTTTAGTGAGTCATATACGGGACTGCCACTCGCGGGATACTGAGACTCGGAATCTCGGACACTAATTACAGAAGCAGTGCTAGGTGCATCTGGCATTGTTGATACACCATATTAAAATACATTAGAGAAGAAACTCCATATCACCCAGGGAAGGATATGGTTTGACGGCACAGACTAGGAGGTGTAGCAATACATCGGCGATGCTTGCTAGTGTATTTTAATATGGTCCTTGTATAATCCACTGAAGTTTGATTTTTCTAGATACAGTTAAACATAGGGTCTAGGTAGTTTAGGATTATCTGTTATATTTGAGGCATTAGATATAACGTGTTGTGGGTTCAAGGCCTACCAAGGATCACCATATTAAAGCATACTCACCGACCATTTAAAATTGACACGGAGGTAAAGCTAGGTTTTGTCAATGCTACCTAGTGGAGTATGTTTTAATATGGTAAAGCAAATTGAGTTCAATGGTCACACGCCCTTGCTCATTATGAAAGTTGCCATAGTTGAATACATTGTTTAGCTCAGTCGGTAGAGCGACCACTATTATACTAGTTACGTGGGGATAAATTGTCACAGAGCGCGGGTTCGAGTCCCGCAATAGTGTATTCAACTATGGTATGTCACAGATGAAAATTATCATCCTTCGAAAGATGATTACAGTAATCTAAGATAAGCAGCGGAGCAATAGAGACTAGAGGGCTGCCGGCCCACCGTGCTCAGATGCTAACACGAGTAAATGCATGGAAAATGTTAGATGCTTGACAGACCATATTAAAACACACAAAGGTAGTTGCAACTACTGATGTTGGTATAGCTCTTACTCGCAGAGTGAGCAAGCGGTTCGATTCCGCAGTGTGTTTTAATATGGTATTCAAGTCGAGCGGGATTAAGTTCAGTCGGTGCGTAATAGCACAGAACATGTAGCTGGTAAATGGTGCAGGCAGTTGGTATAGTACCCAATAAGTAAAAACATTAGCCTGATTAAATAGCCCGTGGCGACCTACTTGGTATCATTTCAATAATTAGTCCCGCCAAGCCTACACGAACATTTCCCTAGTTTGTGTGGCTCAAACCGGTCGAGGTAGATGTAAGCTCTATCATTAAAAATGTACATACTACTGGCGCAGTGTGACAGGATTTCTAGCCCGAGGATTGTCGTCCAAGAAATGCGGAACAACAAGAGTGAAAACTTTTGCCGACTCAGAAGACACTGTGGAGATCATCTTAGGGGATGGTCGCCATAGTTGAATACATTGTCAAGTGCCTGACTGAAACGGGCGTCGAGTACGTAGAACGTGGGAAGAAGGTGCGGAAGAAGGTGCAAATCCTTCATACTCTATTTCAGACTTGCTAGTGTATTCAACTATGGTTAGTATCAGAGGATGGGAACGAAACAGGGTTGCTAGTCACAATCAATGTCGTGAACGGGTGCTGAGAAGTTTCGAGAGCAGGCCTGACCGCTGGAGGGTAGAAACACCATATAAAAACATTTTTGACGGGGAAGGTGCTGCAACTAAAAGCGGTAATTACTTCGGTCCTCTGGTAGGGGCGAAACGTTCTTTGTACCAGCATTGAACTAATATTGAAAATGTTTCTATATGGTCAGTTGAGAAGATTGGGTAATCTCTTAGACATTCAACTAAGAGGCCATATTAAAATACATTGATTGTGATTTGCTTACGGAGCGACTCCGTTAGAATCCGTTAAACGATAAAAGCATAAAGGTTAAAGTCCTTTACGGTGTGTTTTAATATGGTGATAGTTTAATGATAGAACGGCGGGCACACAGGTTAAGACGCCTACTCGTATATGCAGGTTCAATTCCTTCTCACCATTTAGAAAATAGTTCCGGGTTTGTTTACCCCGCGGAGAACACGGCGGTTTTGTTGAGATTATAATCTCAACAACTCAGGGAGCCTAACGTAAACACACTGGAGCAGTAACATAGCGGCTAATGTATCTCCCTGTCTAGGAGACTATCGTGGGTTCGAGTCCCATCTGCTTCGCCAATTTTAAATTGTCATTAGTTATGAATGATAAATAAATGTATATGATTGAAAATCGACGAGGACGGCTAAGATACTATCTTAGAGATGCTAAACTAAGGGCTAAGAAAAAATCATTACCCTTTGACTTAGATTTAAATTTTTTAGATTCTATCGCCACTGATAAATGTCCAATTTTTGGGACAGCGTTTATTTTTGGAGAAGCAACTAAGTTGTCACCGACTTCTCCGTCTTTAGATCGAATTATTCCATCTAAGGGATATGTTAGGGATAATGTTGTTTTTATTAGTCATCGGGCAAATACAATAAAGCATAATGTAGTTGGGCCGGATGACTTATATAAGGTAGCTGATTGGTTAAGTAGTAAAATATAGAATAAGGAAGATTGGCAGAGTGGCCGATTGCATCAGTCTTGAAAACTGAAGGCTCGAAAGGGTCCGAGAGTTCGAATCTCTCATCTTCCTCCAGCATAAATACTAAATCAGGAGTGACAAATGATTTTAGTAGAACAGTTAGTTGAGTTAGCAGAAGAAATTGAAATAGGTGACCCAATTGATTGGGGTATGCTTGATGTTAGTGAGCATGAAGCGTATATGTTAATTGCGCCGAGTGTTTTGGAAAACTTTAACTTGACAGAAGTTAAACATCGTGATATAATGATGTTAGCAACGATAGTTAAGTTGACGGTAGAAAATTTTGCTTTAAATCTAACGCTGTTACAACGATGATAATTAATACCAAGTAAGGTACTAGATAATGCCACAAGATATACACTTACTTTATTCCGGCGGATCCGGAGGATTTTTTTGTCTACACTTATTGTTATTGACAGGTAAATATAATTGTAAATTTAATTGTGACACACAAGACTATCAAACTATTTTTAAAAATCACTGGAATATAAATTCTGACCATTGGAAAAAATCAGAAATTTGGCCGCTAAATTCAAACACATTTGAGTCAAATCTGACAAATAAATTGTATTATACATGTAATCCAAAAGGTGATGCTCTTACGCGATTTAATGGAACAACAATTGTTCTATATACTGATATCGAAACTCAGTGGTTTTTAGCAAAAACAAAACATGCTCTATGGTTTACCAAAGATGAAACTTTTAAAGAACAACGTTTGTGTTCATTAAAAGAACATCAGCGTAATCAATTTATATTATTGTATTACCAAGTGAAGGCTCCTGACTGGCCATTGTGTAATTCTATAGAGGAATTTTTTAATCTTCCCGAAGTCATACAGCATGAGTGTATAGATCAATTTAATTTCAATGACGTATTAGATATTGACAAGTTTTTGATACAATTTAAAGAGTCTGGTTCAATTACATATAATGGTGAAAAGATAACACGTCTTTTAAAAACTGATATAGATATTGACGAGGCAGACATACGTATTAAATTACATGACCTAATTAAAACTAAAGGTGAAGTATTATTTGAACAATTGGGAATACACGGTAACGAAAAGACTAGAGATTTTGTAGATATGTATATACAATTGCATACTCCGGAGCAACAGCAGTATTTGTTAAAAAAATAAATATAACGCTGTTACAGCGGTGATAAATAAGTATTGTTAAGTTAATTGCCCCTTTGGCGGAATTGGTAGACGCGCCAGATTTAGGTTCTGGTATCGAGAGGTGTAGGAGTTCGAGTCTCCTGAGGGGCACCAAATATATATTAAAGCGCATTAAGTGTTCTTTGCTATATAAGAATTTGTGGGGGTGTAGCTCAGCTGGGAGAGCGACTGCTTTGCAAGCAGTAGGTAGCGGGTTCGAGTCCTGTCACCTCCACCAAGTATTACGCGGGTAGGGTAGTCACCACACCGGTCTCATAAGCCAGGTGCATCGGCAGTGCGAATCTGTCACCCGCATCCAATTTGGATCCTTAACTCAGTTGGTAGAGTGTTGCGTTTACATCGCAAATGTCGGCGGTTCGAGCCCGTCAGGATTCACCATATATTTTTAACCATGGAGTTCACACAAATGAGCAAAGGCAGTACCCCGAGACCAATCAGTGTCTCTAATCAAGAATACTCCCAGCGTTGGGATGCTATTTTTGCCAAAGAAACCCCTGTCACACAGAATGAAGAAAAAACAGTAACTGACAATATCGTTCAGCCTGTTGAAGAAACTAAAGGAAAATAAAATGCCAGAACAATGTAGCGAAGGTGCTAAAACCGCAGTTGGTAATCGTTATGATCTAGTTCTTATTGCGGCTGCCCGCATTCGAGAATTGCGAAAAGGACATTTACCTAAGGTAACTTGTAAGAACACAGTTACTGTTACTGCTCTTAAAGAAATTGAAGCCGGATTTATCGGTCGAGACTATCTAAAAAAAGTTAGAATCATATCTTGAAAACAATAATTCTTTTAGCATTAAAAGAAGAGGCTCCGTCATTAGGAGCCTATTCCAATGTGTTCTTTACTGGTGTAGGTAAAGTAAATGCGGCTAGTATGACTGCTATGCTCATTGAACGTCACAAGCCAGACCGGATTATAAACTTTGGTACTGCTGGTGGAATCACTGTACACTCAGGGCTACACCAAGTGTCAAAATTCGTTCAACGTGACATGATATGTTGCGAACTAGGAAGTAAACCTGGACAAACCCCATTCGAATCTAAATATGAAATAATTTTGAATACAGGCGGCAATGGTCTTACTTGTTCAACCGGTGATAACTTTGTAACCGACTCTAATTTACAAATACCAGCTGATGTAGTGGACATGGAAGCATACGCCATTGCGAAAGTGTGTCAGAGGAATTTAGTAGAATTTTTATGCTACAAATATATCAGTGACGGTGCCAATGAAGATTCATTCGCTCAGTGGCATGAACTTGTCGCCACCGGCGAACAATCCTACATTGATACACTGCGCGATTTAAAAGTCGAAATCATCAATCAGTAAAATATGAAATATATACTAACTCTCTTACTATCATTTATTATAAGCGCACACGCAGCACAGTCCCAGTCTCCGCTTGAAATTATCGTTCCATTACCACCGGGGGGTCCCACTGACTCTCTCGCAAGAGCAGTCCAACTGTATCTGACTAAATCACTCTCACGCAATGTGATAGTGGTTAATAAGCCAGGTGCTGATGGCCGTATCGCCGGCCGATATGCTGTAAGTAAACCATCTGATGGATCAAGTTTGGTAATTATTGGCACTGGTCCATTTGTATACAACAAAGTACTGTATTCAAATCTCGGATATGACTATTCAGAGTTTGATATGGTTTTGCCAATTGTCCGAACTCCAGTGGGAATAATGGTATCTGCTGACAGTAAAATTAGTACATTGTCTGAGTTAGTAAATTACTCTACTAAGAATCAATTGAACTGCGGAGTGAGCAATTCCGGAGGTAAATTAATCGCGGGCTATTTGAAAGTAAAATTAGAAATGTCGTCGTCAGTGCTAATTGTTCCGTATACCGGTTCTGGCCCAGCAATCAATGATCTATTGGGCGGACATATAAACTGTGTAGTAGATGCGGTCTCGTCATATAAATCATATCACTTGGCTAAAAAAATCAAAATCATCGCATTGACTGGCAATGATCAAATAGTTGAACTAGGTCATATTCCGCTAGTGAAAGAATCACTCCCTGAATTCGTGATATTTAATTGGTTCGGGGTAGGTATTCTGAAAGGTACTCCTGATGACATTAAACATCAAATCTTGTCTTCTCTGAAACATATTAATAACGATGCTGACTTTTTAAAGTCAGTAGCAGCCACTGGACTTGACGCAACACGAAGTTCAGACACCCCTACTAAATTATTGGATACAGAATATAAAAAAATATCAGATATTGCTAAAGTATTGGCTATTCCCAAGACAGTAGACTAGTATATGACTTATCCATCAAGAAACGGAATCTACACTGTAGGAGTCAGGTCATTTCTCAGTAAAACGCAGGCTTTGATTGAGGCAACTAAAACAAATCAACAACCAAGTTGGGATTTCTCTAATGAAATTTTTTCTAAAATGGATTGGACATCAGGTCAGACTGAAGATATCCGGGTGCTATATCGAAAACGCGCCCGTCAATTGCGGGAGAAATATGATTATTTAATTCTGAGCTATAGTGGCGGTAGTGACACCTGGACAGTTTTACGTAGCTTCATTGAAGAGAATATTAACGTGGATGAAATATTAGTACGATGGCCCTTAAAGGCAACTAGTGACTTATTCACTGTATCAACTAATACTTCTGCTGGTAATATATTAAGCGAATGGGAATTGAATATCAAACCTGACCTTGATTATATTGCGAAGACTTACCCTAATATTAAAATCACAGTGTATGATTGGAGTGATGATATTAATGATGAAGTTACAGAAGCAGATTGGAATAGTGTCAACGATCATTTAAATCCGGGCGTTTTCCGTAAGTTCACGGTCATCGGAGAAAAAGAGCGTTCCATGATAGATGCTGGTAAGCGCACTGCGATTATCTGGGGAGTAGATAAACCGCAAGTAAGATATAAGGACGGAAATTTGTATTCGTACTTTCTAGATAAATTAGCAAATACAAGATGTATCGATGGTGTCAACAATCGAACTGCTGAATTATTTTATTGGACCCCTGATTTTCCTGAATTGGCTCATGCTCAAGCTAGACTGGTGTATGAATACTTTATTAAAAATCCTGAATTAGTACACATTGTAGATTGGGATTCTAATGCCCCTGGTAAGAAAGTTCTCTACAATAAACTCGTGCGGAGTTTAGTTTATCCGGATTGGAATATCAAGAAGTTTCAAGCTGATAAGCCTACTAGCCTAGTTTGGTGTACTAATGATGCATGGATATTTACTCATTTACCGTATCACAGATATTATCAAAGTTGGGAACATGGCTTAAATAGTATTAAGAATTCAGTTGATTCAAGATTTCATCAAACTAGCAACACTGGACGATTTGAAGGCTGGACTGGATTCACTAGTCCAATGTATTTATTAGGTCCTATTCATTCGTCAGTCAAAAATTAGATAATAATTAAAGGAAATATGTGTCAGTTACATTACAAAACTTAGAAAATGCTTTAGCTGGTGAATCAATTGCTCATGTAAAATATCGTTATTTTGCACGCATCGCCCGCGAAGAAGGCTTCGAAGAAATTGCCCAACATTTTGAGCATACAGCAGATCAAGAGATACTCCATGCCTGGGGTCATCTAGACTTGCTTATCGGTAAACCTTCTACTAAGGAATGCTTAGAAAAAGCAATCGCAGGCGAGACATATGAGTTTACTGCAATGTATCCTAGCTATGTATATGCTGCTCAACAAGAACAGAACACTGAAGCTCTCTCTGAATTTCAAGGACAGATCGTTGAATCAAAAGAACATGCTGCTCAGTTCAAAGCTGTATTGGCAAAAGCAGAAAAACGTTTTGCTGCTCTGACTAAAGTAGAGAAGCGCCACGCTGAAGCATATACACAAGTACTGGGGACAATGTAATGGATCATGTTTGTATTGTATGTGGTCATGTCCACGATGAAGAACTAGAAGGCGCATGGGATACGCTCCCTGATGATTATCTATGCCCGGAATGTGGCGTGGGTAAAGAAGATTACGAAACATTGTAATTTACCCAAAATGTGTTTACAACAACACGAAAGTAAGTTATAATAGTCACTTACTAGGATGAGTTCAGCATTTAAAATACTAACGTAATTACATAGAAAGCGGTCGTAGGACAGTAGCAATACTTCTAGGCAACTAGACGCTCAAGGAATGAATGACAGAATGGAAAGACATCCTATGTTGCTAGTAGCAGACACAATTACTAGATAGTCAACATGAATGTTGATAGGGTCGCAGTAACTGAACCAACATACAGGGGACAGTGCGACCAGAAAATAAAATAACGGTTACTATCATCCTGTTAAAATATGCAAGTTCTATTACAAGACATTAGTACATACGAAACCAGAACTATCAGTCAAGCATGTATGCTATCTGATATAAAGGTACATCGTACAAGTTTAGGAATGTTACAAACACTCTTTGACTTCAAGACTGAATTACTACGAGGGGATTTAATGCCCGTTGGTAGTGTAGAGTTTGTAAGAGAATGTTTCTCTATCATGGATATAGAATCACCCGGGTGGTCCTCATATCCCGACGAATTAGAAGAATTCTTACACAGAAAACTTAAAGTACGCAGTGCACCTTATATTCGCATAATGTATACTTCTCAAGCAATAGAGACACCCGTGTTCATCAAACCAGCATATCAAGTAAAATTGTTCAACGGGTTTGTATTTTATCCTACTAAAAAGCGGGAAGATTATGATGAACATGATCAAGAGCAGTGGGATATCGTAATGTCAGCGGACAATAAGACATTATTGTGTATCAGCGATGTAGTAGACTTTCATAGTGAATGGCGATATTATATCGATGACAATAAGATCATTGGGTCAGCAAGATATGACGATGGTCCTGATTCAGCATTAGCACCAGAGATAGATGTAGTCAATCAAATGATTGAGGCTATGCCGATAAATCATCCTTACACATTGGATGTAGGGAGACTGTCAACTGGTGGCACCGCTTTGGTGGAAATCAACGATGCTTGGGCAATCGGGTTGTACGGTAAAGCATTAACCCCAAGAGTTTATTTAGACTTTTTGGGTAAACGATGGAAATCAATTGTTGAAAAACACTTGACAAGTAATCAAAACTAAGCTATAATTAACGCTTAGACACTGAGATTTAGGATAGGTGCAGCAATCAAATTAATCAACTTGGATTGCTACTTTTAACCTGGACATCAAACTCCAGACAAAGTAGATAGAGTGGTTTCGACAGTTCCCCTCGATAAAAGAAAAAAGTAGATAACTATCCTGTTAAATTTAGGTTAACTTCAGCAACACAAACACCTGGCTGTCTGCTAGGACACTAAACTAGTATTAACCTGTTAAAGAAAGAGAAAATTATGAAATTCGCAGAAGCAATCGGTAATCAAGAAGCTCGTACCGCAAACGGTATGAAGGCACGTTCGTCAACAGCTAACGCCTGTGTTGACTTGTTTTTCGCCATTGGCGCAAGCCGTGGTAAAAACATTATCCCCCAATTCACTGCGGCTTATGTCGAGAACAGTGACCTCGCATTGCGCATCGTGCAATGGGTTCGTGATGTGCGCGGCGGTTCAGGTGAACGTGAAATCTTCCGTCAAGTATTGACTCACTTGGAAAACACTAACCCAGCAGACGCTAGCCGTTTGATGGTCAAGGTCCCTGAGCTTGGTCGTTGGGATGACTTGTTTGTCTTTAAGACTGAACCTCTTAAGGCACAAGCATACACAATGTTGGGCGATGCCCTTCGTGTGAAGAACGGCCTTGCTGCTAAGTGGACACCTCGCAAGGGTGACACTGCTGTTGAAATTCGTAAGTTTTTCGGCATGACTCCTAAGCAGTACCGTAAGTCGTTGGTTAACATGACTCAAGTTGTTGAAACTCAAATGTGCGCAGGCTCATGGGATGTTATCAACTTCTCGCATGTTCCATCTGTTGCGCATTCGCGTTACAAGAAGGCTTTTGGTCGTCATGGTACTACCTACGCTGAATACGTGACTAAGCTCGTCAAGGGCGAAGCAGGCGTAAAGATCAATGCTAACGCAATCTTTCCGCATGATGTATTGAAGGGTCGTATCACTGGTTACAGTGCTTCTTGGTCTAAGACCGAGTTGGATGTGATTGAAGCGCAATGGAACGCATTGCCTAACTATGTTGGTGATGCTAGCGTGTTGCCTCTTGTTGACGTATCAGGTTCAATGACTTGTAAAGCAGGTCAAACTGGTACTACTACTTGTCTGGAAATTGCAGTCTCTTTGGGTCTGTACTTTGCTGATAAGAACAAGGGTGCGTTTAAGGATTGCATGTTGACCTTTAGTGACAAGCCTCAGTTGGTTACCCTCAAGGGTGCTATCAACGAAAAGATCGACCAAATGGTCGCTACTGATTGGGCTATGAGCACTAACTTGCATGCCGCATTTAATGTGATCCTCAACACCGCGGTGAAGAACAGTGTTGCTCAAGCAGACATGCCAGCAACTTTGATCATCTTCTCGGACATGCAGTTTAACTCTTGCGTTAAGAATGATGACAGCGCAATGGAAATGATCGAACGCAAGTTTGAAGCAGCTGGTTACGCACTACCAAAAGTAGTGTTCTGGAACTTGAACGCTGGTAACAACGTTCCTGTGAAGTTTGATAAGAAGGGCACCGCTCTTGTTTCTGGCTTCAGTCCAGCAATCGCAGCAAGCATCTTGGGTGCTGACCCAGACGCCTTCACTCCAGAAGCTATCATGCTTAAGGCAGTGATGAACAGTCGCTACGATTTGGCTGAATAAGCTAAATAGTTGTAACACGGCAGATGCCTCTGCGAAAGTACGCATCTGTTCTCTATCTTACTGAAGCCGGCTCGTCCGGCTTCCGTTACCTGTTAAATACATTAATGTTAACTAGATTTATATATCAAAACGATGATTATAATTTATCTCGTGAGATTATAATCTCTAAACTATGTGCGGCAGCTTCAAATATCATATCATTACCGAATGAATTGATAATACGAATTGCATGGTTAGGTGAATCAGTACATGGTAATACTGCGGTTGAACATAGATTCAAAAATAGAATTAGTATTAATAGTATTCTTTCTTTAGCTGAAATTCCAATTGTATTGATACATGAATTAATACATGTGAATCAAATACATACTGGATTATTAAGTGTGTCCAGGCATGGAATCTATACTTGGAATAATACACAATACAGAATTCCTGAATCATTGAGCATGGAACAGTACCTTCAATTACCTTGGGAAGCAGATGTTGTAGAAAAACAACAAAAAGTGCTAACAGACTCTTTGGCTTACGCAATGAAAAAGGGTTGACATTAAATCAGTTTGGTGATATAATAGATACTTAAACAGCAACAAGTAGGAACACAATGACATATTCAACATCATGGACACTATTGTTCCTTCAACGAAATGAGCGCAAGGCTAAGGTCCGGGCCCGTAAGGTAGGCAAATATAATTCAATTACTTGGTGTTACAGAGGTTGACATTAAATCAGTTTGGTGTTATAATAGATACTTAACAACAAAGAGCGTTACGATTGTATCATAAATAAGTGATGAATGACACTGAAATAATACAACCAGAAAACGAAATTGTTGCTGCCCGCAAGCGCAAGCGCAGGACTGACACCAATCACGCAATTTATGTTATAACTAACGTTTTAACTGAAGAGCAATACATTGGTATTGCTGTTATAAGCACTACTGTTAGAGCAGCATTAAAACGCCGCATACAAAAACACGTTCAACGTGCGAATGCTGAAGCCAAAGATTGGGGACTATGTAATAGTATCCGTGAATATGGTTCTGAGGCATTTACATACGGATTGTTAGAAATTGTGCGCGGTAAAGGTCCTGCTCACTTGCGTGAACTTGAATACATACGACAATATCACCCGGCATTGAACACATTTAGATGAACGACATTTTATTAAATATTGGCACTTGGATCAAAGATGACTATAGAACTCACCCTCTTCGTTTTGTCGTTGAAGTGTTGGCTTGGGCAATATCGGTTGGTTGTAGTCTCACAATGGCGATCACTGTACCAAATCCGCCTTTACTCTATATGTATCCTGTATGGATTATTGGTTGTTCTTTGTACTTGTGGGCTTCTTATACGAGAAAATCATTTGGGATGCTAGCCAATTATTTGCTACTGGTATCTATTGATAGTGTTGGTTTATTTAGAATGTTAGTTAACTAGGAAAAATGATGGGTAAAAAATTTACAGTTACTTTAGAAGAAGATCCTGCCTCAGGTGACTTGATCATGCCTTTCCCTGAAGGCCTATGTGAATCACTAGGATGGGATATCGGTGATACGCTAGATTGGGCCGATAATAAAGACGGATCGTACTCATTGACTAAAAAGAAACCTGAAACTCAGTGGGTGCTGGTAGAAGCAGTATCAACATTTCGCGCACGATATATGGTTGAAGTACCCGTTGGTACTGACAACTATGGTAAAGACAAAGCACTGTGGGCACTGGACACTGTGACAATGAATGAAGCAACTGAATTCAGTCAAGAACATCTAGGTGAACAAATTGTATCACATCGTGTTGTCTCTAAGGAAGAGGCATTGAAAATGTGCGATATTGACAATGATTACACCAAGTCCTGGGACGAGGAACTTAAAATGAAAAACTTTTTTACAAATTGGAAAGATAATGAGTGATATTATGCCAAATGGATATTCGCCTACTGCTGATTGGACTGACGATGAATGGTCAAAACTAAGTGTATGGCTTAAAGGCGTGCTGCTTCACGGTACCGCCGTAGTTACCTTTACTAAAGTAGACGGCACCGAGCGAGTAATGACCTGTACATTGAAGCCTGAGCTATTACCAGCGGTAGTCATTAAAGAAGCCACTGACAAGCCAGCACGCAAAGAGTCAACTACCAGCATTAGAGTGTATGATACTGAAATTTCAGAGTGGCGCAGCTTTGTAACTAAGTCAATTAAGAACATTAGCTTTTCATTGTGAATGATAAATTAGACAGAATGGCAGAGTTAATGCTGCCCATTGACAAGCAAATACTAATGTGCGACAATGAAGATGATATCCTTATGTTGGCCTGCGCAATGCTTCAACGCACCAGCGAAATCCTTGACAAGGTACTAGGTGACAAAGGCAGGCATATGTTACTCACTGACGCAGCAAATCGATAAATTTAGCTTGACAATTGGGTCAATGTGTGCTATAATTCGTGTATTATGAAGAAACAATTATTATCATTTGTCGTCAGTAAGCCCAAAACAAGAGTACACTTTATGTTGTTTGCTGAGGATACTCCGTTTAAACCTAAGATCGTGGTTGCTAAGAATAAATTTCAACGAAAAGCAAAACACGGAAACAAACATGATCTATCTTAGTTTTAGTATTAGCAACCCCTTCAGTAAACGATTTGAAAATGTGTATTCTAAATCTGGAAAGATTACTGAGTATAAGTGCTATGAATTTGAAGTGATGCGCAACAGGGAAATCATTGGGTGTTTCTTTAGCCTAACATCACGACAAGATCACGCCGGATTAGAAATTTCATTCAGTTTGCTTAGTTGGGATTTTATATTTAATATCAATGATTCTCGACATTGGGATAGCAAAACAAATACTTGGGAAGTGTATGACTGAATTCATAAATTCAATAGCACCGTTTATCTATGGATGTATAGTAGGATGTCTATGGCAACCAATTTGGAAAATTCTAAAAAAGATATATTCCGAGGCAAAAATAGCCCAAAGAGATTGGTGATTGTACTCTAATAGAGTATAATATACACATATAATAAATACATCAAGGAATCACATGGCATCACATTCAAATTACTGGACTTGTTCAAAGTTCGCAGATTGGCTTCGCGGCACAAATAAACTAGGTGCCGGCACAAGCAAAGAATGGTACGATTGGGAAAAAGCTGCTAAAGACACCCATCCAATCCGTTACTGGATCACTGAAGATGGCCTCGGCTACCTTCAAGATTTTGTCACTTATCCTATTAGGAAAATTTATGACCTCAAATATTACATTAACAACCGATATGTCACTCGCACTCACTCTCTTACCGCTCACCCTCGCGATATTAAGCCAGGTCAGTGGCGCGATGTGGGCAATCGGTTCTTACCTTGTTTGTTTAATGAACTCGTTGATTTTATCGAAATTGAATCCGCGTGGAGTCACATTGCCTGGGGAGACAAAGAGGCAAGTGCGAAATACAATGCTCCGTTCTACGCAACCGGATGGTTCCGCTGGCGCACATGGCGTTGCGCACAAGCAGGTTTAGATCATCTTGACTGGGCAATGGCATTGAAGTTTGGTGAAGACTTCGGCATTGGCAAAGATGATCCTAACTTTGGCAAGCCCACTGGACAAGCAGAACGCGCCAAAGAACTTAAAGAACTTTACATCTGGTGGACGCAAGTGTATCCTAATCGTCCTGATCCATATGACGTAAGTGGTTGGAGTGCTATTTGCGATTCACGCCGAGAAACTCACAAAGAAGATGGCTTCATGTGGAATGACCGTACCCCTGCTGAAAAGAAAGAAACTCGTAAAGCCCTTGATCTGTCTACTAAGATCGAACGAGCATACGAAAAGGAAGATGAAATGATGATGATCAGACTGGTCAAGGCTCGTGACTCTCTGTGGACTTGATATGAAGAAAATCTTCTTTGAAAAAGTAAACGGCAAGTATGTGCCAATCTCTGAGTACGATAATGATTTCTCAGCAAGTCTTGGGTACGGAGATCATCTTTTATCAGTGTACAAGAATGGATCAAGTCGCCAGCCAGTTGTTCCGGCATTCGCTCCTATGATTGCTGCTGGCCGACACAGTAAAGACGCAGTGACTAAATCTATCCAAGAGTCATTATCAATGCGACCTACAAGAGCACCTCTTACTAAAGGTCAACTTACTGCTTGGCGTAAGTTGACCAAGGAGTTCGGAGATGAAATCTATCTGCTAACTTGGCCCGCAGCACAAGACGCAGCAGACGCCGCAGTACTGGCAATGCAGGAAGAAGCAGACAAACTATTAACTGTCCCGGCAGTAAAAAACGCATACGACCATTTTATGATGATGTGTGCGCTAACTAAAGAAACTCAGGAGAATACATAATGGTATCAGTATATACAGAAGTAGAAGTAGATGTTGATTTGTCTGACTTTGACACAGACGACCTAATTGAAGAATTAGAGTCACGCGGATCGTTGCCTATAGGAGGAAACTTTGATGCTAAGGAATTGTTAGAATCAATCTGGTTAAAGCGGCGTCTTGGCAATCACGATTATCAAACAGAGTTAGATGAATTAATCTGGACCGTACTTGGAAAGACCCTTTAAATGAAAACACTAATCGCAAAGCCCGTAGTCAATAATCAATTTTGGATTGTCACAGATGGACATCAAAAAGTAGGTAATATTATTGCCTCTGGCTCAGAATATGAAGTAAAGTTGAACGGTGAGAAAACTCATTTCAAGACTACAAAGTCCATTCAGAAAACAACTCATATTGAATTTCAGAAGAACCGCACTTCAGTAACTGAAAAACAATTACCATTCGCTGCGTACCCAACTGATGGCACACCGTTCAATTCAATTCTGGATATTAAGCGCCGACTACACTTGTTCACTACCAGTGAAAAAAGTAAATGCTATCATGCTGCCGGATGGTTCGCGGTGAATCAAGGCTCTGAATACGAGCCAGTATTCTGTCCAAAGTATATCTTTATCCAACGATATATGTATAAAGGTCCCTTTAAAACAGAAACAGAAGCGAAAAATATGATAAATACTTAATGATACACATTAAGAGATTCATCGATAAAGTAGCGTATACTGAGGGTAAACAAAGCAAAGACCTTGTGATGCCACTCATAGAGGCCCGCGGGCTAAGGGATGAATTAAGTAAAATGCTAGCTGATAATATTCAATTAATGTCCGGTCAAACTAAAGCGGTAGAGTCCAAGCTGTCAGTAGAAATAGTCGGTGGCAAATTCTAATGTCAAGAACTCAACCCAAAGTTCTACTAGAGTTAGTAGACAAAGTTACATATAAATGTGATCAAATCGTAGAAGCATCAGGAATCTGGGCAGTATTCTATGATGGACAACCTATCAATTTAAAATCTCAGCATTACTTGGATAGTGAATCTGTTCCTAAATATAAAAAGACTAGTTTCTCCAATCCCGGTCACGCACGAAATCTGTGTAGGAAATTGAATATACAATTTAAAACTACTAAGTTTACAGTGGTGTTTATGAACAACGGAATCTGCGTTTACCCAGACTAATGACAGTGAAAAGAGTTATTACCACAGCGGTACTGGCTCAATTTCCTGAGCATTTAGCTATGGAATTGGATATTCCAATGGACCAGATTATATCTAAATGGTGGATGACAAACAGACAAGCAGGCTTGCGTTTAACTGATTCGGGCGATCTGGCATTCAGAACTGCTTCCATTGAATTCTTTATGTGCCCGCTAGGTAAAACAGAACCCGGACGATACTATCCATTCTTAATCGAGGTTAACAAAAAAATAAAGTGTCCGTATTATCTTGGGGTGAGCAAACAACCCGGAGAGAAAAACGAACCATTCATTCGCTTGTATGATAGTAAGATTGCCGTTATGATGAGTCTATACGGTGATCTACATTCATACTTGGAATCAATTCCCGATGTTCGGGTAAAGAACTGACACATTACCCAATGTGTGTCAACGAGATACAGTGCTATCGCGTTATATATAGAGAGAATAAAAATCTCACAAATTCATTAACTTAAAGGAAACTAAAATGAAATCAGCAATCGTACTATTATCCGCAGTCTTCGCAGTATCAGCTTTCGCAGCAGATGCTCCTAAAGTAGTCGCTCCAGCCGCAGTTGTCGCCCCAGTCGCAGCAGCATCCGCTCCAGCAAAGTCTGAAGTCAAGTTGGCTAAGAAGAAAGATCATAGCAAGGACAAAAAGGCAACGCCTGCTAAAAGCGCAGCATCAGCACCCGTTGCTAAAGAAGCACCAAAGGTTGCTCCAGCAGCATCCGCAGCTAAGTAATTTAATTGACGATAACGACGACAGTATACCAAGTTCAGATGATCTGGCACTACATGTAGGATATGGTCGAGTTAAAGTCAAGCATCTTTTACAAGATGATTATGTTAAAACGAGACTTAAAGTTGCCCGAATGATAGCAATGGAAAAGTATCGTGAAGTGTGGGGATAAAGTAATCTATTATCCCCACTTTCATAACATAAATACAATATCAGTTTCAAGGTCTGTAAAACTTGAATTACACACACAGGACACACAATGTTAATTACTCCAATAATTGGATACGTCAAAAGCCTATTCCAATCACTAAACAAACCGCAAACTTACGGTTCAGCACTAGAAGCATATATTGTTTCAAACAATCCTCACGATGCCGGCGACATTGACCGTCTTACCCGCGAGTTTGATCAAAAACGTTCCTTCTCTAAAGGATGGATGGTATGATTGTAAAAATATTAAACTCAATTTGGGAAGTTATGTTGACAATCGCAGAAGCAAAGTCGGCTAGATACAATCGTAATCCCACATCATTCTGGTATTGATAATGTCTCATATTGTTCGCCGAGTACTTTTTAACGAGTACGAAAAATACCGCACTCATTTGAAAGCACTTGACGCGGAAAGTAGACATTTACGCTTTGGCTTCACTGTCAAGGATGAAATACTAGATAAGTTGTGCGTTGGGTTTGAAGCAGACCACGAACACCACATTTTGTTTTGTATTGAGAATGACGCACTGGAGTTTATCGCAGTAGGACATATCGCTACTACCGACGGTATGGAACTGGCATTCTCAGTTCTTAAAGAACACCAGAGCCAAGGCATGGGTGATTCACTAATGAAACGATGTATTCAATGGTGTCGTACTCATAACATTTTAAAAGGTTGTATGGTTTGTCTAAGCCATAACAAAGCTATCAGACATTTGTGTACCAAGCATGGAATTCACTTTCATACTGAACACGGTGAAACGGAAGCTAACATTGAATTAGACGCACCCGGATTTGATACTTTCATCAATGAAGGTATGGATAGCAATTTTGCTGTATTAGATTATATGGGTAAACGAAATCGTTTACCTTGGATCTTTACATCATAAATATACACTTAGGAGATAAGACATGCTATATTTTAAGAAACATCACAGTAAGCGAGATGGGCAATCATCTCTTGATTTATGATTAATGTTAATCATTTAGCTGAGGCGGCCATCGCTAGCGGAATTAAACGTGGTAAATTATCTACTTATATTTGGCACTTGTTATTTAGTATTAAACAAGCGATCTTGCTTATGATAATGTCTATCGCAAGTATAGTACACGGGTTCTTTCCCTTCTTATTTGATTTTTGGTTAATGAGAACATTCCTTAAAATGCTAGAGTCTCTTAAAAAGAATTTTCCTAATTACTTCAATCAATTACTACATGATAAAGAAACAGAAGTTAGCACTGAATTAAATAACACCCGGATTTGATACTTTCATCAATGAAGGTATGGATAGCAATTTTGCTGTATTAGATTATATGGGTAAACGAAATCGTTTACCTTGGATCTTTACTCCATAAACGCTGTACAATATCTTGAAATAGATATATAATATACACTCACACACATAAAGAGGCAATTAAATGACAAACGATTTCACAAAAACAGTTCAAGACACCATTAAACAAGCAACCCCGGAAGTTAAGTTTAATAAAAACGGATATGAGATCCGCGCAGACGTTCTGGGTATGGCTAAATCTATGGTAACCGAAGACTTTCAAGCTAAATTTGCAGGCTGGCAACTAACCGCTGCGAAGAATCACGAAGGACAATTGGTTACTTCAGTTAGTATGCCAGAATTTCCAGGACTTGACAAAGTGCTTGAAACAGCAGAGAAGATGTATGAATTTGTCAACGGACAAAAGTTCCCATCATTCACTCCATCTTCGACTAAAAAGTCAAAGTAAACAGTTTTAACTGACATTGAAAGCCCCTTAATTGGGGCTTTCCTACGGTTGACATTAAATCCAAAGTCTGTTATAATAACATCTTACACACAGAGAGCCTCTACTATGAAAAATCTATTACTGGTATCATCACTCGCACTAGCACTATCAGGCTGCGGAGGTGGCGGTGCGTCAGTCCCCGTCGTACCTGTTGTTCCAGTAGTGGTTGCTCCAGTTGCTTTATTCGCAACAACACCCCAACTTCTTCCGGACCTGAAGGCGAAATATGACGCACTTTGCGGAAATATTGTCCAAGTACAAAATGCTCTTTCAGTAAACTTAACTGGTCACACAGACGGGAAGAAAGATTTAGTATTCAATCTTTGGTGTGGACAAGTAACACGTGGCTTAATGGTCACTACCCCGACACTGAATGGAATGGTCGCGTTCGTCCAGCAAGTAGATGGAAGTTTCATTGATAGCACTAAAGAAATATTCGGCGTTGAAATGGTTGACTTGGGTGGGGTTGGTAATGATGCCGTAGTGTACGATTTCAATAAAGATGGATATGAGGATATAGTTTGGGCAACTTCAAGTGAGGATGGCAGGTCTCTACCCATTGGATTTACTGGTAATAATGTTCAAAAAGTATTCATGACATCTGCGGGCGATGGAAAATATTCTACTCAAAAACTTGGTGGACTCGCATATAACTATAAAGTTCATTTAATTGATAATGAACTTGGTGGAAAAGATTTAGCCAGCACATTTATCGGTTACGGCGGTCAGGCTGAAGTGTGGCGATATACAAACGGTTGGAGTAAGTTATCAGGATATGACTGGATTTCTAATTCTTTAAACGTTTTCTTTAAGAAAACATCAGCAATCGAAAATTCACGCATTGCTATATCTACTGCTTGGGCAGGAGTTGGTATTGAATTACATACTCGTTCAAGTAATAATTCAGCCTGGCTAACTAGCTCATCTTGGTCATTCCCCGTTGTTCAAGATATTTCAATGATTGGTTGGAACACAGAATTGGGAGCTTCTAAACTTATTACCGTAAGTGGGAAGGATTATGTTAATCCGAATTTTGAACTCGGATGTGAGCTTAAAAGAACACCAACTGAAAACTCAATTTCACTAATGATGCTGTTGGGGAATGAAGTTATTGGCGGCTATAAAGGCGGTGTGTTGACTGAAGGAGGAAGTAGTATGATTTCGGCTTCAAAGCTAATGGCATTTTCAGTAACAAACAACTTACTAACAAATATCCCAATCTCAATCACTAATGAAGTAACCAACTTGAATGTGTTGAAGATGGCGTGCGAAGATTTGAATGGTGACGGATATGATGACATTTTGATCACGTCACTTGGAAAAGGCGCTCTGCCTATTGTGTATCTTAATGATGGACTGGGTAATTTTAACTTAGTTGATACTTCAAAGCTGCCTGCGCCATCAACTGATTATTTTGATACGTCAATGAGTTATGTCGATATAACTGGTGATGGAATTCGTGATTTGCTTTACTGGCCTGTTAATAGACTCACTGGAAATCCAAGTAAAGTTCAGTATCAACTATTCAAAGGATTGCGTACTGCTCTCGCAACTGATAAAAAGTAATATCTTTTAGTAAGATGGCCCTGAAAGGGGCTTTCCTACGGTTGACATTAAATCATTTTGGGTGTATAATAGACTCATATACAGACAACGGAGTTGAAAATGGCAAAATATGTTAAACCTGTGATTTCGTATTCCGCAGACACTGTTTGGGCTGCTGCTTGTGCTGCTCAAAGAGTGAATGGTTCTTACATCAAGTTCGCAGAAGTTGACCCACATGATTCTACTGCGAAGCTGGCTAATCGTACATTGATTGACAACATTCTAGCAGGCAATCAATTTGCCGTTGAAGTCACTGACGCTGACCGTGAAGCTGCGGCTGATGTTCGTAAATTCTTTCAAGCATACACATTCAAAATACTTCAAGGTGTTGTATTGGGTGAGTTTGATAGCAATGCAATGTCTATCAGCAACCGTGACATAATCACAACAAATTATGAAATAGCTATTATAGCCTGTCTACCATCTAGTTATGAGCGCGGCACAGTTCGTGCTACAGTTGAACAACGTATTAAATTCGCACGAGGTGGATTTGTTGGAGTTCCTAACGACAAAGTGAAGTTGAGTGTTGAGGTGCTGAAATCTATCTTTAGTCAGACTTGGAATATCTTCTATATAACTGGTGTTACTGATGATGATCAAATCGTCTTCTTTTGTCACAAGACTACACAAATAGTCGGCAGCAGACTCAATATCAGCGGAACAGTCAAGGCCCATCGTGACGACAGCACACAGTTAAACCGTGTAAAAATCGGTTGACATTAAATCATTTTGGTGATATAATAGATACTTAATAAGTTATTAAAGGACATTGAAATGACTAAGCAATTTGTACAAGTTAGCGCCCGCAAAGACAGCAACAATTTTATGTGCTGTAGCAACCTGAGTTTGATGGAAAATGAGGGTCTGACTACCAAGCAGGCAGTGCGTAAATTGCAAGTTATGGCGGATGAGTATGCGCTGAATGGGTACAAAATTGAGTGGATTCGTGAAGATTTTGATGCCGCATACGAAGAAATGTTTGGAGAATTGTTCGTCTAATTTAAAGAACTAATAGTATGAAAAACTTTCTAATTGGTACGGTGTTCGGTGTCATTCTTTCTACAGTAGGCTTTAGCGGCATTGCCCGTATGCTTGATAAAACACTAGAGCAAACTAAAACAATCGTGACCGAGCAAGCAAAGTAATGATGTGGTTTGTGGTTATCTGGTTGATCGTCATGGGTCAATTTATTTTCGCTATGATTTTAACTGTTTTTTTAATTTTAGGGGGTTACTGATATGGGACTTGATATGTACGCATACGTGGCTAACAAAGCCAATCAACGTAGTGAATTTAATGATGGTGCTGAGTGGAACGCAGTTGAAAAAGAGTTTATTAATCCTAATGTATCCAATCCACGACAAATCGCTTACTGGCGCAAGCACCCCGATCTTCACGGTTACATGGAGCAACTGTGGCAGAAGAAAGGTATGCCAGGTACAGGCGATACCGATGCCGACTTCAACGGCATTGAACTTGAGTTAACTTGGGAAGACCTTGACGATCTTGAACGCGCCATCACACATAAGCAGCTTCCTCACACTGAAGGATTCTTCTTTGGCAAAAGCTATGATGACCGGGATAGTGTAGATCATGATTTGAATTTCGTTGTTAATGCGAAGGCAGAAATCTTTCTTGGCTTCAAAGTGTTTTACAATTCAAGTTGGTAATATGAATCTTACAAAGTACAGCAGAAACAAATTGTTGGGTACCTTCAAAACTTGGGACGTACCAAAGGATTTTGCTGATCCTATGTACAATTATCTTGTTCATGGTTATCACCCCGGTAGTTGTTTTACAAGTGTCCTGGCCAATGACTTTGCTGGCGCGATTGCCGGTAGTCATCCTAGCAACACCATTGAGGCATTTAAAGCTCTTGTCAGGTGGATGCTCGTTACTGTACCGTATACAGCGTACGGCAGTTATTCCGCAGTGAATAATTGGTGTGTTCTCAAATCAGTTCAGCGTCGAGCAATACTAGAAGAATTGGAATTGATCTACACTGAAGAGCAAGAAATATGGTTGGTTCTAAAAGAAGAACCCACAACAGAACCGCACTTGTATTAAGGAAATATAAAAATGAGCATTGGATATAACACCTTACTGAAACTCCGCCGAGTCGAAGATAAAGCCAACCATATGGGATTTAGATTCGGACCAAGCCGGCCTAGGGCAATACCTGCTAGTGATGCTATCACATTGTATCCTTGGCTGGACAAGCTACCTGAATACAGTCGTGATGCTGAACTATTCACGGGTAACCTTGATGAAGTAGATACATTTCTAATAGGTGTACAATGGAGCAACAACTATTTGAAAATGCTTCGTCTGGTCACTGACGAAAAAATTGAGCGTAAAGAGCAAGATGTGCGCAACCGACTGCTTGTTCAATTGTTAAAGGACTCCGCATAATGGACGAAACATATGGCATGGCTGCTTACTTTAAAGCAAACAGATACATGGGAAAATACAATTTAGGTGACCGAGTGTTTGGTTATTGGAATAAAATCCCTTTTATGGGAAGTGTCGGAAACGACAGTGTAATCAATGAACAAGAAGGTCCTCGCGTTTCCATTCATCTTGACTTGCCCATAAGAGTTGACGGCAAGATTAAAAATGTTATAATAGTAAAACCGAAAGACATCAAGCGACTTGTTGATGTCTTTCCCGAAGAACCCGTAATGAAAGCAAATTTGAAAGTGAAGAAAAAATGATTATTAAAGATTTTATGGAGACCATCGAGTACAAAATTACCGAAGGTGCGGAGTATTGCTGGCAATGCTATGGCTCTGACGCCCGGACGATAGACAGTTGGAATGGTGAGTGGGACGAAACAGGGAATACAATCACCATGGTGTTCGATACCAAGACTCAAGTTGTCTATCAAATGGAAGCATGGGACTACAAACGCAACCGAGAGTATCGTTGGCTCAACCCTGACTTTAAAGCAGCATTCGAAGCCGAAAGTAAACAACGCGGCATTTCCCTAACTGAATCGCTCGACGACCGTAACTTCATTGATTTAGAAACTGAAGAAGATATTCTGGAAAAATCTCGTGCTATTGTGCGCGGCGAAGAGTATGATAATCGCGTTTCTGTTCCAATTACATTGACAGAAGCTGAAACGCTTGCGCTAATGTTAATGGCGCATGAACAAGATATCACGTTCAATCAGCTAATGGTCAATGTGCTACAAGATGCTATTGACTTTCACAAGCCAGTAGAGATTAACACTCCTGATTCACATTGGGATAACGGCGGCTGGCCTGATCCGGTATGATTAGGGTATTTTTAGCATTTGTATTATTGACAGTTGTATTTGGATTTGGTATATCTTGGTTCAGAACATTGTCAGGAAAAGAAGTATGGGGCTTGACAAAATCAGTGACCTATGCTATAATGTGTTCAATACTTTCACTAATGGTGTTAGTTGGTTTAGTAATTTTATTTTAAGGAAACATATGAAACGTATTTTGACTCTCTCTATTTTGGCTGCTGCTGTTTTGGCAACAGGTTGTACTCGTATTGAAACTGGCGAGGTTGGCGTTCGTGTCGGCTTTGACAAACAGGTACAAAGTGGTGAACTGTTGCCTGGATCTTTCAATCAAACTTTTATCGGTGATGTACTGACATTCCCTATCAAAGACGTTAATGTCACCCTGGAGAATATGACTCCTGTGGCGGCCGACAACTCCACAATGAAGGACTTTGATGCTGTGGTTGTTTACAACATCAATCCATCGCAGGTGTCAGAATTGTATTCAACTAAGAACAAGAGTTTCCACGCAGAGTTCAAAGGTGATACTTATGTGATGTACAACTACATTGTGCAAACTGCTCGTAATGCTATCTACAAGGCAGCACGTAAGCACGAAGCATTGGACATGGCTGACAAGCGCAATGAAATGGAAAAGTTCATTCAGGATGAGATAGTGCGTAACATGGCTGAAGAAAAGCTGGACGGTGCAATCACTATCAGCCAAGTAATGATTCGTAATGTTGTGCCTAGCGACACCGTTGTTGAAAGTGCCAATGCGTTGGTTCGTAGTAAGAACGAATTGAAGCAGAAGGAAGTTGAAGTTAAGACTGCCGAAGCTGAAAGCCGTCGTATGGCAGCATTGGCTAATAACTCCGGTGCATCAATTGCATTCATGCAAGCCCAGGCTATGTTGAATGTATCCGAGGGTATTAAGAACGGCAAGGTCCAAACTATTGTTGTTCCTAGTAACTTCAATGCATTGATGATGCCTAAGTAATGGTACAATAGTAGTCAATATAGAAAAATAATTTAACTAAAGGAAATAAAATGGCATTCGCAACAATCAGTGTTAGTAACGGTGTAGAAATTAGACAAGCACCAATTGGATTCTCTTGGACAACTTTCTTGTTCGGCGGCTGGCCCGCAATCTTTCGTCAAGATTGGCTGATGGGCGCTGTTATCTTGGTACTGAGTTTGTTTACTTGGGGCATTGCAGGAATGGTCTTTGCGTTCTTCTACAACAAGATTTATCTGAAATCATTGTTTGAGAAAGGTTACAAGATCCACGCATTGCCCGGTAATGTGACTGAGGATCAGATCAAAGCATTTACTGGTTACATTACATTGCCCGGTCGAGAGTAATATTACTCCAGAGTTTGGTTGACATTAAATCCGAACTCTGCTATAATAGATACTTAAACAGCAACAAGGAGCACAAGATGATCAAGTTTAACTATTACACAGCATTCGAAGAAGGTAACATTGGCACTCGTGTTGTGTTTGCTTGGCCCGCAGGTGAATCTCCTCACCAAAGCGAGAATCACTTTCAAATACGTGGTCCTTGGTTTACGCAAGAAGCCGCTGAACAAGCATTGAAAGAAGAAAAATGAACGAACGAATTCGACAACTTTACGACCAGGCTATCATAATTGAAGATGGTGGAGATTATGTCTGTGGTGAATTGGATCCAGAAAAGTTCGCTGAGTTGATTGTTCGGGAATGTGCCGAATTGTGTAATAGTGTCGCAACACAACACGACAACAATAATGAAACAAAGGCAGAAGTAGGTGCCTGGGATTGCCGTAGAACTATCAAAGAACATTTCGGAGTTGAAGAATGATTAGAAAACTATTTACAATTGCTAAGTCTGCTGCTAACACATGGACTCCGTTGGTGCGCAATGCTAAAATTATGGAAGAGGTCGGAGAGTTTTCCGAAGCGTTACTATTCAAGTTAGGACATTTGCCACACAAGACTATGAAAGAGCCAATCGAAGGCGAAGCTGCTGACGTTATCATCTGCGTAATTGACGCGCTGCAAAGTGTTTATCCTGATTTGACCGTAGATGAATTGAGTGATATGCTGCAACAACAACTTGACAGAAAATCTCAAAAGTGGACAGATGTTATGTCCAAGAGAGTGACATGAACGAACGAGTTAAAGAACTATTACTGGCTGCAGGAGTTAACGATAACTGGAACGAAGCAGACTGGTATAGCTTGAGTCCAGAAATGGTTCAAAAGTTCGCCGAATTGATTATTAAAGACTGTGCTAGGGTAGCATTTGAAAGCGATTTGACAATGGCTATAGGACAATGGGGTGCCGACTCTGCAATTTTAAAACATTTTGGAGTAACAGAATGAGTGAAGAAATAAGTGACTTGATTAGACAATACATCAAGGACAATTTACGGCTTGAGGTTAGGACAGATTCCATATACAATGGTGGCAGTGACGGTCCCATGTACACCGACTGTCACAGTATTCAACTTATTCTTGATAATGAAGTAATCAGTGAAGTGAGTTTATAATGAAAACAAATCGTGGATTTACCCTTATCGAACTGATGATTACTATTGTAATTGTAATGGTCGTTTGTACAATTGGTTTTAACTTTTACATTGGGTCCCAAAATGGATTCAGCAACGTTAGCATGGGCATCAACGGTATGACCGAATCACGATGTATTGATGGCTACAAGTTTATCATCGGGCAAGATGGAAACTCACGCCAGATCATGGACAGTGTTGGTCACGGTGTTCAGTGTGGAGGAATGAAATAATGTTTAATTGGTTCAAACGCCCTGTCTATACAGAGCAAACTTCAGCAACAGATGATATGATGCTCGGCAACTATCCAGGTCATGTACCGCCAAGGCCCCTTCCATCACCGACTCTGCTATCGCCTAGAGACACAACAAATGATGATTCACTATATACAATCGGGTGTAACAATGCAGGGATGGTTCAATTGCGTATGAACGGTCAGGCCGGCGCTACGACACTCACGATGAATAAAGCCGCAGTACGATCAATGATTCGTCAGCTTGAAGCAGCATTACCCGAAGAGGATACAGAATGACACCGGGCAAATATCTATTCTTCTCGGGACTAATTTATTTTGTAGTAGCAATGATAAACATTTTTGTCTATCCATTTACTAACACTGACTATATTCAATTTATATGGTTGTTTACGCTATGTGCGCCATTCTTCATTCCCGTTATGGCACAGTGGGTAGGTGTTAAGCTGTTCTTTAGGAAAGTAAAATGATATTACACTGGCCTCAAATTACAATAATTGCGTTGCTGTC